ACTAAATGCGTTAATAAAAAACAGAAAGGAGTCTTTCATAATGGGTACTGAAAATAAAAATATATCTGTCATCCATGATAGAAAGAAGTTGAAATCCAAAAATAAAGAAGTTAAGAATGAACTTAGAGCAAAAAACAACAAGGCGGTATTAGAAAAGAAAGATCCGCAATAAATATTTATATTGAATGAGCTGTCTCAAACGAGGCGGCTCATCTTTTTTGCCATAATTTAGGTACAAAAACATTTCGGAATCAACTTGAATAGTCGCTTCACCAGAGTTAATATACACACACCGAAAAACACACTGGTAAAATGAAGGAATGATTATTCTATGAAAAGCCAAACCATCGGCGTTGAAATCGAGATGACTGGAATCACAAGAGCCGCCGCTGCGGATATCATCGCCGCATATCTGAATGGCTCAATCGAAAGAACCTACGATGGATACGATACATACAAAATCACAGCACCCGACTGGCGGGTTTGGAAAGTGATGAGTGACGCCAGCATCTACACAAAGCGCAAAGTGAGCGGCGCACTTGTAAATGCCGACAAGACTTACAGCGTCGAACTTGTCACGCCGATTCTCAACTATGACGCAGATATCGAAACCTTACAGGAAATTATTCGGCAGCTGCGCAAGGCCGGAGCGATCAGCGACAGTGGCCTGAAATGCGGAATTCACATACACATTGGGGCGGACAAGCATACACCGAATACCTTAAAAAATCTTGTCAACCTTATGGCCGCCAAAGAAGATTTGATTTACAAGAGCCTTGAAATTGACCCGGCAAGAATGACTTTTTGCCAAAAGGTCAACGAGCAGCTGATTGAAACCATCAACAAGAAAAAGCCCAAAACCCTTTCAGCACTGGCCGATATATGGTACACAGGTTATTCGGAACTCCGCTCCCGCCATTACCACTCCAGCCGCTATCACGGCCTTAACCTGCACAGCGTCTTCACAAAAGGCACAATTGAGTTTCGCCTTTTTAACGGCACTATGCATGCTGGGAAGCTCCGCAGTTACATAGTTTTCTGCCTTGCGGTCAGTCATCAGGCGCTCACGCAAAAAACAGCAAGTGCAAAACGCGCCAATACCGACAATGAGAAGTACACTTTCCGCTGCTGGCTGCTTCGCTTAGGGCTTATCGGTGACGAGTTCAAAAACTGCCGCGGGCATCTTATGGCTCCGCTCACCGGCAATTCGGCATGGCGTCACGCAGCTTGATAAATACTCCAGCATCAGCGGGTCACACGCGGCTCGCTGGTGCTTGTTCCTTCTTCACTGGTATGTTTTCTTGAATAAATAAAAATGGCCGCACAGGCAAACCTGTCGGCCACACGAAGGGTTGAAATTATATGTATTATATCGCTTATGGCAGCAATCTCAATCGGGAGCAGATGGCGTATCGGTGCCAGACCGCCAAGGTTGTCGGCAACGCCGTGCTTCATGATTTTCAGCTTTTGTTCCGTGGTTATGCCGCTCACGCGGTTGCTACAATTGAAAAGAAAAAAGGCGGCACAGTACCGGTACTGGTATGGGACATTCAGCCTGCCGACGAGCGGGCGCTCGATCGCTACGAGGGCTGGCCGAATTTCTACCGCAAGGGGGTATTGTCTGTCAGCGTGAATGGCAAGCAGGTTGAAGCCATGGCTTATATCATGAACGGCGGCATACCGCTCGGGACACCGAGTCGGGCATATTTAGATACAATTTTGCAAGGATATATATTGGCTGGATTTGATACGGCTGTTTTAAATGCTGCGGTGGTACTTGAGCAGTGAATAATAAATGTCCTCTTGAACCCCATTCGTAACAAGAATGGTTAACATACGCCATAAACCGCACACCTGGGCCATTCGTTTACGCGTGTTTATCAGTGTTATCGCGCATATTGAGTCCTGAGTTGAGTCACGGTAATTGCTCAGACTGCGGGCATTACTTATTTAAATCACTATCGTCCAACATATTTATACAGCAGGCGGCTGTCGCCTACTTTTCTAAATTCATTAGCCTCGTAAAAGGCGTATTCCTTCTGATCCTTTGTTTCTTCAGGATATGAAGAATCAGAGTACCTTTCGCTTTACAAAATTCAGTTCACTATCAGAGAACTGATAAGCATCTGCCAACTTAACAATATTTCTGACATCCTGTTCGGCTATTTCCTCTCCTGTGTTTTTCTCAAAGATGCTGTCAATTTTGTCAGCAGTGATGTTTTGTAATACTTGGTGTCTTCCTTGCTGTGACAGATTAGGTGTATACTCCAAATGAGAGAAAGAATTAAACTGGGAAGCTCTTCAAGGATTCTGCTCTTAAGAAGAGCAGAATCCAATCTTGTTTGCACAAAGAATAATGCTACTAGGGAAGCTTGCAGTTATCCCCTAATTTATAAGCCTTCTTGTGTAATGCTTAGTTGGGAATAAATCCGGTGCGTTCTATTTCAATATTTCCTGTAAAATGATGGTATGTGATGTTTTTCAAGTCATTTGGCGGTACTTCATTGTCAAAAACGATAATTTGGTACTCATTTGATATTGATGCCAAATCGTAAAAAAACGAGTCTTTTACACTCTTATTCACTTCTTCATTCTTTGCCTTTTGCCTTTTATCTTTTTCTTTATATGTTGTCAACGGAGAGTCTAAAATGACAAATCCAGGATGGGGGAGTCCACGTTCAATACAAAATTTCATTATAGATAAAATAAAAGCTGAGTTTATAATTGCTCTAGCACCTTTACCATACGAAGCTTTTAATTTATTGGAAACAATAACATCACTAGATTTTTTGTCAAACAAAACTTCATCTTTATCAATAAAATCCCAGTTCTCAAGAAACACCCTTACAATATTGCAAAATTCAGACATTAACTCATCAGACAACTTTTTAATTTCGACTTTGTTTGCATTAGATTTAGTATTATCAATTCTATCAGACAGTTCGCTAATACGGCTATTCATATCGAATAGTTTCTTCCTACCGCCTTGAATTTCGACAAACTTATCTCGTATTTTCAGATAGCTCTCGTAATCGGATAAAGTTTTAGAAATAGATAATGATTGTGCTTGCAAAAAATCTTCTATTCCTTGAATACTAGTTTGCTTATCGCTTATCTCATTAGTGCATTCAGATAAATCATTTTCAAAATCTAATATCGTATCTTCTAAATCAGATAGATGAACCATCAGTTTCTGCTTTTCCTTATCAATAGCTACAAAATAGATTTCTTTGGGATGATTGCTTATTTCTTTCTCCATTAGGGAGTTACATATTGGACATTTTACACTAACCAATTGATCAGTAAAATTATGAGATTGTTCAATAAAATCTAGTCTTTCAATGTCAGATTCATAGTTCTTCTTCAACAAACGAAATTTTGATAGATTATCCGCTATCCTTGATTTTTCACTTGTTATAGCCCTAAGTTGTACAACCCAATATTTATGTTTCTCTTCCTCCTGTTCTACAATTGCTTTGTGTTGCTCAATAACAATTCCTAATTCAGCGATTTTTTCTTTAACATTTGCCACTTTGCTTTCGTCAATAGATTTTTCCAAATCAACGACTTCAAGCCGCAACTCATTGCACATAAGAGATAATTCTTCTATTCTTCCCTTAAGCTGAGCTTTCTTAATTTCGGCACTTTCAATTTTGACATATTTTTTATAATCCGAGCCAGATAGCACTGTGAAAAAAGTTGATATTTCTTTCGGGGAATTTGCATCACGATGCGTACTCCCCAAAAATATTGGTGAATTACGTTGAACAATTCTTTCTTCGCTTAGCATTGTCAAATAAACAAATTTTCTAAAAGTAAATGCTTCAGTATTACCTTGTGATGTTGATTTTAATACGTTCTCATATGTGCAATTACATAAATTCAAGAGTTTAGAGGATAAACTATTTTTCGCTTTGGAATCAAATGAAAGTGTCTCAAAATTTGCATCAATTATATGATCAATATCGGAAAAAGCATAATATATATTGGTTTTTTCCGGCTCTTTCAAACTTCGTTTCAACGTGATTGTTTGAGCAGATATTTTTTCAACAAACTCCAAAAGAACGGTATCATACCCAACAGCTTCGTTGGGCATTTCTGGAACGTTGGTAGCACCCAAAGCATAATTGATACATTCATAGGCAAAAGATTTCCCAGTGTCCGAGGCCCCGGCAACAACATTTAAGCCAGCACTAAATGTTAATATGGCACTTTCTTTTCCAATTCCTCGTAAGATCATTTTCTTTATTTCTATTCCACACTTAATCATTTAGCTCACCTCCCGGAAAATTTTCTTTTTCGAATTCTCCTGTCCAAGAACCTATATTTTTGTTAATGTATTTATAGATTTGTTCATCGGAGTAATTTGAAAATTTATCATTAACTATAATAATATTATTCTTTAATTGTTCTACATATCCATTTGAAAAGAATTGCAAAAAAGGCTCTGTTATATTGGTCTTTTGATAATAAATTCCTGTTTTCGAATATTTTACATCTAACAACCCCTTGGAAATTGTAAGCTTTAATCCTTGATTTATAGTATCCCGTCTAACAGCTATTTCAGAAGAATGATTTGGATTATTCGGATGTAAACTAACATACATATTGTCAATATCATTTAAATGTAAAATAAAGTAATCATAATACATAATCCTTTGTGAACTCATTCTTTTATCACAAAGAGCTAAAATAAATAGGATTCTCACGCCCACTTCTTCTGGTGAGTTGAAAATTTTAATCTTCGTCGTCATCATATATCCAACTCATCTCCCCATCGTTGACTAATTCATGACACATTCCACTTTTTTCTAATACACTAATATCTCCTAGTTCAGAAGTTTTAATGGGAAGAAGCTGCGATCTATCAACCGTTTCATCTACTCGCTTTAAGTCATCATCATAATCAGCTTCACAAGTCGAAATAACTCCATGATACACTTGATTTTTTGCATCATCATAGACGTCGTCATTAATTAACTCATCTCTTGAAAACCTTTTTAAAGCTTGTGCACTGTGAAAGCATTCCCTTTGTCGCTTAAAGTGTTTATGCAACCTTTTCTTTGGTTTAAGATCTTTAACATCATTAATTGAAGTGTTTTCATGATTAGAATATACTTGTAATAATTGACGAACATAATTCATCTTTACTTCGTCCTCGCCGAGGGTTTCCTGTGGCTTCTCAACCTTTGGCCGTTGCTTTAGCCCCCCACCGAAGTGATATTTGTACCAGCCTGTTTTAGAAAACTGTTCAATTAAAGTCACTGGTGCAACCTCTGCAACAGTTGAAAAGTCAAAATGTTCTATATAATCCTTAAGTTCCAACGATAGCGGTAACCCTTCAGATAATATTTTGTTTTTGGGCTCGCAGTATTTTTTCCAATTATCAACCAACTCTTTGCTGATTTTCGAGGTATGCTCGACCAAATATCTCAAATCTTGCCCAATGCCATTACTTGCTACAATAAAATATTTTCGAGGTATATTATATTTTCCAATCATTGTATAGTAGCAAAGCTTTCCAAACTCTGACAAATATACAGATGGTGAAAGTGGTTCTTTATATCTTTTACATTGAAATATATCAAACGTTTGCATAGTATCATCAAGATAAGCAACTATATCACGTCCTGAATCCTTAGAGCCACCAATTTGCGCTACACTTTTGTAATTATCATATTGAGTCAAATATCCAGATGCCCATTGACAAGCAATATCTTCGAATTCTCCAGCTTCAATGGTCCTTAAACGGACTAGCGGATCAATAGTGATATCAAAAATTCGACTTTCATCTTTAGGAATTTCAGGCACTGGTATTGGAATAGTATTCATACATTAACATCCCCTAGAATACAATTTATTTTCAAATGTTTGTGTGTACATAAAGTTATTTTGAATTTTGTAATATAGTCATTATAGACAGTTATTTCAATACTCTTAAATTCGTATCACATTATCATCATAGATTATATTCTTTGCGACATACAGGTCAATTAATTTTAAACACATTTGCAAAATATATGGAGAGCTCCGCTGCTAATGCTTCGTTAATTAGCAACGGTCTCCATTTGTTTGCATTGCACAACGAAAATAGCCATCTAGGCTAAAAAAGCGTATGCATATGTTATCCGTTTATCAGTGATCTTATATTCTCAAGGGCGTTTAGGCTTATTATAAATGGCTAATTATCCGTAATTAATAGTCATTGATTTTGGAAATAGAAATTTGGGTCACTTGTATAGTCGACTACCGGGCATACTGTTTTATTTCCAGCCATCCAGCAAACTTTTATATTTTTCTTTTTCACTTAATACGGTGGTGCAGCTTTCCCAGTCGACATTTCCGATTGCCTGTCGCTCATATCGAAGTTCAAAAGGATGTTGTTTTGGAACAGCATCAATAATTTTTTCTGCTTCAGCCTTATTATTAAGCGCTACTTGCACCCATACATCTTCAAGTACATCGGGTAACTGTCCAAATATACTGCTAATGTTTTGTAGCCTTTGAGAGAGCATATCATGCACTCTATCTTCAACAGAATCCTTGTATCGCATATTGTAAATGTATACCTTATCGTTTTCCTGCCCAATACGCTGTATACGACCTTTTCTCTGTTCAAGCCTTGTCGGGTTCCATGGCAAGTCAAGATTTATAAGCGTACCAAGTGTTTGCAAATTCAAACCCTCAGACGCCGCATCCGTTCCTATAAGAATTTTTATCTCCCGGATCTTTACTCTGCGTTTGATTTCCTCTTTTGTGCATTTCTTAAAAATTCCATCACATATTGTCCCGGATTTATCGCCACCAGCATAGAGTCCAATAACCTTGCCTTTAAAATCATTAGACAATTCAGTCGCAACCCAAAATGCTGAGTCATAATACTGCGAAAAAATAATGCAACCTTTTTCAGCAAAGCCTTTATTATTAAGTAGCGAAAGAACAAGCTCATACTTAGGATCTTTATCCTTGTTTGCATCGAGTTTTTTAATAAAACCCCGTAAGCATTCACGTTCATCATCTGTTAAATCTTTTACTTCACTGTATTTTTCATCTTCCGAATTTATCTTTTTCTTTCCACGTTTTGATTCATCATCTTCGTATTCATCATCATCTTCATCAAAGACTGTTTCAGATTGAATACCCCAATTTAACATTTTTTCAGCAGTGGAAAGGCCTGCTATCATAGTGCTTCCAACTCTTTTTAATAGTAGTGTTTTGATAAATCCACCACCACGCACACGTTTACCAAGCAATTCGCAAAACTGCTCAGCACACTCATATGCTTCCTTTAAATAAGGTGTAAGTTTAATTGCTTCACTATCCTTTTCGCCCATTAAAACAACTTCTATACGCTTTAAATATGGCTCGCCTGTTTCGGGGTTTTTGTTCGTCTCTAAAGACTCTCGCGTACGCCTGATTATATGACGAATAAACGGATTATGGTTTTGCATAAATCCGTTTTCTAGTATTCTTCCAATGCGCCTGCTGTCGGGACTGTTACCCGATATTAGTTCTCTAATGGCATCAGGCTTTATTACAAAAGTATCATCTGACAATCCTAAATTACGCCTTAACACGCCAAAGTTCATAGGGTCTTCAGATGCAGGTGGCAGGGGATTTCTTAACCATTCGCATTGTTCCAATAGCCCGTCAATTTTTGAACTAATACGTTCTTTGTCCATTATTAGGTTTAATGCTTTTTGAGGATTTGTACGCCATTTGGACAATTCGCTACCAAGTACACTATCATTTTTCTGTGATAAAATATAAAGCAAGTCCCAAGCTTCAATAGGGTACATTTGAACAGGTGTTGCAGTTGCAAGCAGCATGCTGTGTGTATCCTTTGATATTTTCAAAAGGAAGTCCATCAAATTATTAGGCTGTGGCTTTTCGTTTTCTTTGCCTTCACCTAAATTTTTACGTCTTGAACGATGTGCCTCATCAACGATAACGCATTCATACTGCATAGACAAAAGTTGCTCTATGTATTCCTCACGTCCATTTACAACAAGCCCTTGCGAAATGATTCCGACCTTACGAGGACATTTTCTTATGTCGTCTGTTGGAGGATACTTTATGTCATTTTCATCTTGCCACTCTTTACCAGTCCAAACTGCTGATGGCATACCAAGCAGGTTTTTCATTTCATCCTGCCACTGCCAAACCAATGTCTTCGGGACAATAATCAAAACCGGCTTGCCACCGCACAAAGCCATAAGTTGTGCAGCTAGTGCGAGCTGAACTGTTTTACCAAGACCTACTTGGTCAGCAAGTACATATCTTGCTCCATAGCTTGTTTGGTGATCACGAAAAGCAGTATCAACAAAATACTTTTGATGTTCCCAAAGGCCTAATTCTCTACGATAGACTGGGGACTCAACAACTACTTGCGCCGGATCTGGTGAGGCTTTCCACTCTTCTATTTCGTCAATAACAAAGCGCCCAGATATACGACCAATATCTTCAACAACAAAATCCGAAAGTGGTATTGCTGATGGATGCTGCCAGAAAAAATCAAATTCATCCTGCACCCATTTTACTGCTTCATCACTATCGTCTTCCCATAGCATTTCATAATTTAATCGCCAACCGGAGTAAGTTTCATTTACACTACCAATAAATGAAGTTTTGCTGTTGCTTGAAAATGTAATGACGCCTGCTTTTCCATGAATTAAACCAAACACATCATTTGGTAGCACACGCACTATCAACTTTTTGCTTTTTAATAATTCATATAGTTTTTTTAGTCTTGGGCGGGCATTTTCAAATTTCTGCTCCGGTTCACCTGCACACCATTCTTTGCGTAGAGCGTTTGCCGCTGCGGTTGCAGTGGTAACATCGTCTTTTTCAAGACAGGCATTGCAAATAAGGCGCACAGTACCTGTAATGCTCTCGATTTCTTCCCCTGCAACCTCAAGAATCGAGGAGCTGAAAAATCCAGCAATACGGTCATAACTCTTCGCACTTTTTAACCTGTCATTTAAAAAAGCGCGATCAAGCCTTTTAACTCGTGACGAAAATCTATTTATCAAAACCTCACCACCTGTCATCTATGTCTTGTATTACACGCCATCATTTTTAACAAGCTCTTTAAGTATGCCTGCTACCTTTGCGGCACCTTGCCAATGTTCCATATTATTTATAGGTTCAAAAGTTGATATATAATTTAAGAACTCGCAAATTTGCTCCCTCTTGTTCCAGTAGTCACTAACCTCGTTTTTAAGCCAGTTTTTGCCTGACTGTACGTTGTCTTCTTTTTCTGCCAGATATATGGCCATTAACACATTACGAAGTAGTGTGACCCCAAATCCGACCTCTCCACCAATATTACGGTTCGCCCATTCTTTTGGTGTTTTTAATCTCGCAGCATTTGCCTTTGAGCTTTCCATAAAATCTTTATATTCATTCACACCGAAACCACGGGCTAATTCTTGATAGCCTGATACCTGATATATATTATTTTTTTCAAGTTCCAAGCCTTTAATGTAAAGCCTTTCGTCAGGGGAAAGTGAACGCCAAATAAAACTATCAAAATCTGCTGGTATAAGCTGGTCATACGCTATTTTAGTTGCCGACTCAATGAGTTTTGCAACAGGTGATAATTCTCCATTTTTCCTATCTCGTGAAAGTTCATATTCAACATCTATATCCTCAATGCGTTTTACAGAGGTTAGCACTTTTAATGCAGCGGCATACGCTGCTAAAATATAATCGGCATCTGAAAAATTAGGCTCCTCTTTATCATCTAGAGAGCGCATGCTGTCTATCTGCTTTTTTACTTCTTCCTCTATGTCAGGGTAAATTTCATCTAAATATGCTGATTTTGTTGAGGTTTGTTTGCGCAAAACGAGAAGCACAGTACCCTTAACATAGTTACCATCTTTTAAACCACTTGCCTCTGTTTCAGTTGCAATATTCCATGCCGCTGTAACCTGCAAGCCTGCCGACCAAACGATAAATGCTAAGTCTGCCCATACGCTAACGTCTTGATGAGTGAACATAATAATCTGTAATCCATTGTCTGGCATATTGTTAGCTGAATTAGTATATATTTCGACCATGCTTTGTTTAAAAGATTGCTCTCGCCCTTTTACAGCAAGCACTCGTTTGCTATCTGTATACCACTCTGGAAATGCTTTTTTAAGTAGTTTTTTATCCCACGCGAGAAAAAACTCCGAAAGTTCATGGTAATTAACCGCGTCAGCATAAGGTGGATCAGTAATCCATAGGTCGCATTGATTACTAATTATTCTAGCATCGTCAATCTTAATTACTTTTTCCTTTATTTTTGACTTACTTACTGCTTCAAAGTTCAATTCATAAACCCCTTGCAGTAATGGCAATGCTCTTGAGCCGTATTCCCACATTGTATTGAATGCTTGATTATAAAAAGTTTGAGCCATTGACTCTCTTGCCTGTCCTACACCCCATCTGCATAGTTTGCTATTCCAATCACAACATCTATGGATTAGTAATAGTCCGATTACGCGTTCCAAAGTATTTCCCGCAATAGCATCAATGTTTCTCTGTATTAATCCAAGCATTAATAATTGCCTTGCGTTAAAAAGCTGATGCCAATGTGTCCATCCACGGGTACGCATAATTTCATTTGTTTTATTACCATCTTCAACTTCATTTGATGGAATATAACCCTTTTTCTGCCACTCTTTGAATCTGTCTGATAGTAACTCTTTTACTTTTTGTTCTCTTTCAAAATCTTTTTCTGTTGGTGCAGTATAATAACGTTCAGATTTAATCTTTCCATTTTTGTCTACATATTGATGAGTGTATCTTACACAATATAGTCTTTCTTTAAATGTATCATCATTACGAGGAGTGAATTCATCCTTATTCCACTGCCTTAATCCATAACCTTCACTCGTGTCTTTACGAAGCGCTGAAATAGGCACGGTTTTTTTACAATGAGGGCAAAATATGCTCCCGTTTTTAACAGTTACCAGTTCATTGGCAGATTTTAATTGTTCACTTGTAACTCCACTTTCTATTTCTATATCAAAACCATCTAGACCATTATCCTTAGGAGTGGCAATCGTCATACTCCCGACCCCAACCACCCATGACGAGACTAATGGCAGTTTATAATGACATTCAGGGCATATAGTTTCAGTACAGTACAGATATACATTTGCTCTGTCACCATCTTCATTGGATTCGATACCCCACTCTAAAACTTTCTTATCAACTTCATCATATACTTTTTGTTGAAATACTCGCAGATTTTCTATTTCCTCATCACTTGTATCTGCAATGTTAAGGTCAGCCCAAGTAAGCAATCCTGCGATAGGGTTTAAGTCTGATCCAAAGACGTCATTACCCATTCTTGCTGCTTCAAATGGAATAGAGCCACCCCCGCAAAAGCAGTCTCCTACCACGGCTCTATGCCCAAATTTCTTGATACCAAGCTGTTCGATAAGTTCCTGCAAATCATCAGCGCTTGTGCTAAGATGTGTATTGATCTCTTTCCATTGGGATATATCTATATTTTCTGCTTCTTCTGGACGAACACAGTAGGCTAACTTTTTATCATAGGTTAAGCGATTCCACGCTTTATTTGTTGCCTCCATCTTTTCATCAGCTGTAATTTCATCTTTCCATTTTGGAGTAGTAGTACCTACAAAGTATATTTCCTTTTCCCGACTGGTGAGAACATTGAACACATCAGCCGCAGATACTGCTTTAGACTTGCGATGAAGCAAGCCCTTTTTATCCATAGTCATTATTTTAAGGAATATATCCATATCCTTTTTAGCATCATCTGATGCAGGCATAAGTAGCCCTAGTATAGCAGCACGTACTAATACAAGCGGTTTTCTGCCCCACCACTTTCCCAAACCTGTTAATGTTTGACTTTGCACAGCTTTTCGTTCTTTATAACTCTCCTTAGACACCTTTGAAACAGGAAATTGCACTTCTATAAACGATCTATCTTGTGCCATGTATTCACACTCCTAGAATTATTCTTCTTCACCTTTTTTAATCATGATGTCAAAAAGCGAATACTGTCTTTGCTCCTCTATTGGATTTTCTGTCAAGGCGTATCTAAGAGCTTTTCGCCAACCACTGCGGTCATGTAGTCCTCCTGTAGCTGCATTTGTCATTGTAAACAACCACCAACGTTCCTCAGGAGCAAGCCCTAACCAGTTACGGGTAGCAGTTGGTATAACGGCAGGGTCGCAGTCCTCAATTGCCCATACTAAGAGTAATAACTCTTTTCCAAACAATCGCTCAACTGGTGTTTGCCCTACGATAAACTTACCTTGCGGCTTCTTTTCTTTTTTTAATCTGCTGTTAAACTCTGTTTGTAATACCTCCGTCAAAAGCTTCCACTTATGTTTTGAAAGTTCAGCCTTGGCTTTATCCACATCATACATATTTATTTTTTGCTCACGCACATCGCTTTGCCAAGAAAACCGCTCATATATTGTAACAGTTGCATCGGTTTTTGCAGGCACGCAAACTAAAAAGTGGTGTAAGCTCTCCTCGGGACGAAACCCAAATCCCAAGGTTATTTGCTTCTCACTCATTTAACTATAAACTCCTCTTGCCTAAATTCAGACAAACTAATTTGTTTTTCATTTGCAAAGTCATAAAAATCTTGCCCAGTCTTAAATGACGCACTACCACATTCAAATTCAATATTTGCCCTACCATTAGTAATGAATGAATCTTTAAGATTGTCAATAGCTATTTCAACCATTTCAGGCTTTGTAGCAATCTTTGTATCAATGTTCAGTTCTATATAGCCACTATCATTCCCTTTATCATCTAATTTGAACAATACAATTCTAACATCGCGAAGAGTATCTGAGTATTTTTTGAACGCTTCTATATTGTCATAACTTTCCTTCGTATCCTTAGCCTTAAAGGAACGCCTTACAATAAGGGGTCTTGTTTTATCTATTATCAGTTCCTTTTTCTTTTTGCTATCGATTCGTATAGATTGTGGTGCAAAATATCCACCATCATATTCGGCCACAGCCTGCACGAATGTAGTATTTGCAGGAATAACAAACTCGCCGTCATAGATTCCGCCATTTTCCTTAGGATCCGAGCCATCAGTTGTGTATTTTATTTTTACTCCGGGTTGTGTTTCCAAGCGTAATTGTTGTCCAGTTCCAGTGTCAACAATTTTATATCTAATTGTTATATCACGTCTCCAAAGTGTCGGCGCGCCTGTTGGATGCTCACCGACACTATCAACGCACAGAAAGGAAACCTTTAACTCTGCAGTTTCAAAGTTATTCGGGTCTTCAACTGCCAATGAGCTCGTAGTAGCTTCTGCTCCAACCTCGTAATAAATCTTATCGCCAAACTTTGGCATTAAGCGAAGTGTGACTTTACCTGTTTCCTCATTTTCAGCTTTTTGCGATATCGTTACGCTTGTTGGGTCTTTTTCAAATGGACCCTTTTCTACATACTCACCGTGAACACGCCAGAGGTCCTTTTCAACGCAGTTTGCAAGCAAGGCGTCGACGGTCCTTGGATGACACCATTGCCAAGATGTTTCTGTAGCAGCTCTATCTTTAATCTCTGAAAGCCGCATTTCTTTACGGGTAAAGAGCCTGTCCTCACACTTGCGTCGCATTGTATCATCAATCGTCTTATCAGTCAGCTTTTGCTTTTCAAGAAGGAGCTTGCGTATTTGGTCTTCACCATTATAATTATTCCCCTTAAACTCCATCGAAAATCCAGCATTCTGAATTCCATTTTTATTAGGGTAATAAAGCACCCCAAATGTCTGCTGAGCAGCACTAAGAACAGCTGCTATTTTTTTAATTCGAGTATCCTGAGCCAGCTGATACTGCTGGTTGTCCTCCGGTACTTTCTCATCTCGCATATTAGAAATTATTCTTTCGATTGCCTTTAATTCTTTAGCAGCGCCATACAACCTATTCATTGTATCTCTGCTACCTGAAAGAAACATCACACGATTTTTATATAAAGTATTCTCGTAAAATTTCTGAAGTTCCGGGTGCAGACCTATGCCTGTATATGGTTCAAATAGTACAAGTGATACCTTATCCGCCGTTAAATTTATTTCGTCAACTGCAGGGAATATCAATAGCTCTTGATAGCAATCGCCTGCAGTTGGCTTAAATTTATCTGTTAAGAATACCTTTAATGTAGTAGCTTTCACGCCATCATTGTCATAGCCTTCAACATATGAATACAGTTCAGCTATCATGTTTTTTGTGTTTTTAAAGAATAGTTTACCTTCCTTGTCATGTTCTAAATACCAAGCCCTCATTTGGAACTCATCAAGTGCCATTTTGAGCCCGGCAATATCTCTGTTTGGTTCACAAAGATCTCCAATAACTTCGCTAAGTGTAAGACCGAGCAATGCATTGGGAACATTTGCGAGGGAAGCCACTAATATAAGCTTGCTAACATCACTTACAAGATTTTGTTGATACTGTGTATCAATTTCCTCCGCTATTGATCTTCCATTTGATGCAATATCATGAGCAATTGCATTTGAAAGTTCAGGTTTGATTTGCGTTACTGTTGTTAGCATACCGCGATCATTCAAATCAAAGTCAAACACATTGATAAGATATTTGTCTTTTGCTTTCTTGCCGCTATCCGTATATAATCCTGCTACAATTTGACGCATAAGCCTAATAAGCCCTCTTGTTTGTTGAAAGCCAGGATTTTCTTTAAATCTTGCGTACAAATCTCTAATTGAAGGGTGGAATGGATAGCTATCTTTAATTCCTGTGTATAAATGCTCAGGTGCTACATTTGTGAAGCCCATCTTCTTTGCATTAGAAACTGCCTCTTGATAACCAAGCGCGACTTGATTAATTTCACTTGCCGCCGGCATATTTTCAAACAATCTCTTACGTAATATGTAATAAACCTCATCAGATGTACTGCCGACAGGCTCTATATTTAAAGCACTACGGTTGACCTCATTCTCAAGATTTTTGAATGATGAGCGAATCAGTTCACTACCACTTTCGTAAGTTGCTTTCAAATCCGATATTACTAGGCAGACATTAGAAAGTTGCCCTTTACCAAGAGCTGAAAATAAATTGGCAAGTGCAGTTGATGTAACATTGCACAAATCTGAGTTTCCTATTGTTTTTGATTTGGCATTTTCTAAATATGGTGGAAGCTCGTCTATCAAAATTAATAAAGGTTCGCCTGATAGTAGTTTCATCCATGCAGTTTCACCTGGCGCAGCAAGTGGGCTGTAATACTGACTGAGCATCTCTTTTTTCCCAAGTTGTTCAGCTATTGCACCCCAAATTCCCAGTGGAGCATCACTTTCACGTCCTGTAAATGCAACTACTTTAACTTTGCCTAACTTTCTATATTTTTCACCATCAGGCATGATTTTCTCACGATAATCAGGGTTTGCGGCAATTAACCCGAGTGCTAGCATATTATGGGTCTTGCCTCCACCCATAGCCTGAGTTAACTTAATAACCCCAGCCGCACCTTCTCCTACGAAACGTTTAAAGGCTGCATCAAATAATACTGCCATACCGTTGGTAAGATAGTTTTCGTCGAAAAATGAGTTTGAGTCAATTTTACCATCTATCAGATCAGATAAGTTTAGTACATCCTCGCGTTCCTTTTCATCAAAAACGCTTTGACGTGGCTTGCATAGTTCAAATAAAGTTTTCACAATAATGCCCCCATATATTAATTGTCTTTTATCTCAATGATTATACTGACAAATCAAGCTTTGCTATTTCCATATTTCTGTTAGTACTTTTAAGGGCTCGTCAATATTATATATGCTAAATTATATTCTTTTCTGACACGCATTTCAAATTTATTTGTCAAAATATATGAGAAAAAGCCCGCTGCTAATTCAAATCAGCAGCGAGCTTCGTACATTTATATTTTTTTATTCAGTGACTGTTTCAGTCACCTGAGCCACAAAGTCACTTTTCACCGTCTGATAAGCCGCCCTGATCAGCGACTCGGCTTCATCTGCCGTAACCGGAACACCGCACCCATTAAGTCTGCCGATAAGGTTTGTTATAGCGTTTTCCAGTTTCTGTTCGCCGCCCAGCTTGGTGAACGCATCTTCCACAAACTTCACCGCTTCGCTGGCAAGGTGGCTTTTGGTTTGGAGGGTACTTGTAATCTTAGCCGCATTTTGCGCGCCGATAAAATGCTTTAATCCGGCGAACAAGCCGCCGATAAGGCAGGGAACCACCTGCTGTGATTGCCGCACATAAGAGATTGATATAAATCTGGTTCATTAAAATTCTCTCCTTTTAATTTTTCAAATTCTGAATGTACCAAAAGAAAAAGCCGAGCAGCGTCATGGCGATTGAAAAGGCAACTGCCCACAGCGCTTTGGTGACCCCGTCGAGGGATTTTGTCAAATACGCGAGGTCAGACTTCAACTCGATGATTTTCTCTCCATGCTCTTTGAATTCGTCGTCGCCCCGGTCGAGCCTCTGTTCGATTTTGTCGAAGTGCTCTTTGCACAAAGAACTCATTTCCTGTTCCATCACCGTCGTCACCTCACATACTTATTTAAATGCAGCAGGCCCGATGTAGGCGGTTCTGCCGCTATAAGTAACTTTACGCCACCCACCTGCAACAACAGTAGTGATGAAAGTCTGACCTCCCTTTGCGATGCCAACCACACCGCTTACGGTCTTTGCAGCGCTGTGAATGAAGAACGACCCGCTCTTTATGGCTTCGGTATGTTTGACTGTCACAGACGCAGCTTGAGGGGCTATTGTATCAAACGATACCAAGTTGTACTGATGGATTATACCTTGAAGTTGCACAGAATAATCGGGTTCGGTCGCATATCCGTCCTGTTGGATGAATTGGCATGTTTTGATGTAATCGGTGCAGCCGATGAGGTTCTTGTATCTTGCGTTCTCCGATATAAACTTTCCGTGGTCCTCGACGCTGGAGGCGAGGGTGTCATATGCTCTGAATGATGCGCTCGTATTGATGTACTCGCCGTTGACAAATTCCTTTGTGCTCACAGTTACAGTTGGCCCGGTGGAGCCGTTGGTCTTAATGCCAAATAGGTTATTGGCGATTGCGTGCTGCCCCCATCCGCTTTCGAGGATTGCCTGCGCGATGGTAAGGCTCGCTAACACTCCGTACTTTTTCTGCGCCGCCTGCGCTCCACTCTTAATCTTGTTAATGAAATCTGTTTGTGTCGACATAAATTATTCCTCCTTATTTTTTTCGGATTTTTGGGTCTGTCGGTCGCGTTCTTGCTTCTGCGCTTGCACTTGCTGTTGGGCGATTATCAGAACGTCTTTTTGTACGTCCTGCAACACATAAGTGATAACCGTCGGCGGCAGACCGCTCGCGTTGCACTCCGCGACAATCTTATCTCTGAATTCTGCGACAAGTAAATCAAACATGGTAACACACACTTTCATCGTTTTTAACTGCCCACGAGGGCGTTTATCTTGCTGTTGAGGTACTGCACTGCCTTTATCAGTGGCGCTATGAATTCCTCGTAGCGTAGTCCGTAAAGGTAGCCGCTTTCCGCCGATATGTCGTTGCCCGCGTCGTCGGTCTTGGGTGATTTGATAAATCCGGCAAAGTCAAGCGATGTCATGCCGAGCGCGGCCATCTCATCTTCAACATCCTGCGATATCATGCCGTAGTGGAGTCTGCCGCTCGTGCCGTTGTTGTATTTGTAGCTGACCGGGTTGAGCGCCGTTATAAATGCGAGCGTCTTTGCCGTATCTAAGGGTTCGATGGTGTTCTTCTCTGTTCTGTCCGAGGTGCTAATGGTCGAAGTAACGGCGTAAACCGTCGCCCATCGCTTGGTTGATATGCCAAGGTTGAGCTGGTTGTCTGTGGCGGGTCTAAAATCACCGCCCTCTATTATCACGCCCGCCGAACTGGTACTTGAATTGGCAAGCTGTAGAATAGTGCCGTTGCCGTAGATTTGGGGGTAAGTCGAGCCGCTGGCGACAAGCTGTCCTTTGCAGTTAAAGCCGCCCATCGTGATGAGCGTTCCGCCACTTGAATAAAGCCGGGATGAATAATCGTTGGTGTCGGCGGCGGATTCGTGAAAGTCTAAGAACTGACCAACTTCCATTACTCCTGTAGAGGATACAACTGGGACGGTATTCCATCGCGCTCCGCTGCCCCCGCCGACCGCATAGTCGGTTGTGCCTGTCGTGATGGTAACGTTCCCGGTGTAGCCTATCGTAATGCCGCCAACGCCGGGCGATGTCAAAAATACGCCTGATGCCGTTATCCACATGCCGATTGCGCTGCTGTTGCTGCCCGCCGCCGTTCCTAACCAAAGACCGTTATACGCGCCTTGAGGGACTATACTCGCATAATTGCTCCCGCTGTCGGCTGTGATTGTCAGACTCAAGGCCGAACCTTTATAAAGGCTAAGTCCGGCGCTGGTCATGGTCGCATAAACCGTTAGGTCGGATTGTGACGCTATCTTGTACACAACGAGGTTTGTGGCATCGATTGCGGTAGCTGTGATTGACCCTGCGGCTATCCGTGCCGCGCCTAAGTATCCGGTTGTTATCGCTCCCGCGTCTAAAGCCGTCACCGCTAAGGCTCCGAACTGGCTCACTGTCCACACCGTTCCGTTCCAATAGCTTATTTGGTAGCCCTTTGCAGTATTAAGCCAAAGGTCGTTGACGGTGAAGGTGCCGGTCGGCGCTGTCGCGTTATAGTACACGGTGTTCTTGCCGTTGGCCGCCGCTTGGGCTGCCGCCGCTGAATTACTCGCATCCACAGCCGCTTTCTTTGTCGCCGCTACTGCGCCGGCCACAGCCGTTGCGGTTGGGTAGGTCTGCGCCTGCGTTGTCAGACTCTTTGCCGATGCCGTTCCCTTTAGACCGCCCTCGTATGTGAGGTCACTCTCGGTCAGAATGGTTTGGTAGCTACTACTGTTGCGGTCTGTAAGGGTGATGATGTCGCCTGCCATAAGCGCCGGGTTGCCTTGCCAATCGGCTTGAAACGGCATGCAGACGAAGTTCTTTAGCTGGTTATAAATCGCCGTAGCCGCCACGCCAAGGTTGGTCACGAGCAGTGGGTTGCCGGTAATGGTGTAGGTGTTTCCCGCGCTGCCCACACTGGTGCCGGTGTCGGCGTCGCTCTGCTTGATGATTACTTGCGTGATGGTGGCGCGGCTTAAATCGTCGTGTTGCATCGTGAAGTAATTGTTGGCGGTGATGCTCTCGGTCGTGCTCGCATAAAAGTTGATGTCGAGGCATCCGTACCTATCCACCCGCACAAAACAGGCGGCGGCTTCCGCTACCCATGAAATTGCCGCCCGGATTGTCACGTCCGTGAGGTTGGGTGCGGTGACCACACTGAATGCCGCATTCGGGAATGTGGTATTTGCAAGCGTCAGTCCGGCTTTCGCGGCGATATCCTGCGCAATTTGGAGCAGCGTTGCCGGGTAGACAAGGGTGGACTTGTACGGCGTTTCCAACAGAACCATAGCGTCGTAGCACTTAATTTGGATACTGGTTTCGGTCTTGGTGACGCTGTCAACATAAAATGCGCCAAGTGGACAGTATTCATAAGTCACACCATCCGCGAGAAGCACGCCGATTGAAGCCGTCACCGTCGCCCCTTGAAATGCCGCCGTGGTAAGGCTTCCATCGATGTTCGTGATTTCCATGTCGAGTTCGGCGGCACAGGCGCTCCCTATGTCGAAATCCTCACCGCTGATGGTCGCCACCGAATGTGCAATGGACATTATCAGCGTGTCGTCGAGGTTTAATGTCGTATACCCGGTCTTGACCACGGTGGCCTTTGATTTGAGCATTCTGCCGCTACCGTGAATTGCTGTTAAAAAGTTACTTGATACACTGTACAACTCGGTCGCCTCACTTTTGGATTAAATCAAACGCAATGTTCTCCCATCCGGCCGCTCCGCCTTGGTAGGAGAACAACGGAGTCGTCCGGTCGCCAACATAGAACGTGTTGGTTGCGGTCACCCCTGCCATTGGGTCGGGGTAAGTGGCAGTGAAGAAGATTGTGGCGTTCACCGCTTGCAGCAGTGATGCCGCTTGCGCTTGCGTTAAAAAGGGCCATTTGCAGGCAAGTTTCACTTTTTGAGCGATGCGGTCTTTCATCATGCTGCCTGCGGCATTCCGCCCGCTGTTGTCCGAGGATAAGTCGGTCAGCGTCCATGTGAACTCCGATGGGTCTGGTACGCTTGAGCCGCCAATCTGTAAGATTGCCATTTCCGTTCACCGCCTTAAATGTACAGAGGGTTGACGCCGAGTTTCCGCGTCTGGGCATTGATTCCCTTGACGCACAGTTTTCCGAATGTGTTACCGTCGATTTGCAAAGTGACGTTGATGTCTCCGCTCTTGCCGCTATGGCCGCTGCCGCCCACAGCGCTTGCCACCGCCGCCGCCAAGGTATCCACAAACGCAGTGTTTTTAAGTGGCACAACGGCTTCGGGTCCTGCTTCACCAAACATTGCGATGGTCGGCTTGTCAACAATTCCGCCTTGGGCGAGTCGTGGAATCTGGGGAATGCTCACGCCTTTAAGCCATCCCATTCCGGGAATATTGGAGACCGCACCGGCGAGTCCTTTTACCCCTTTTAGAACGGTGTTTATGCCGTCAATCAAGAAGTTGACCGGAAGTTTGACGATGTTTACAAGCCCGCCGAACACACCGCCGGCAATCTCTTTTAATCCCTTGAACGCCTTTGACCAGTTTCCGGTGAACACGCCGGAGAAAAAGGTTATAAGACCGCTGAAAATCTGCTTGATGTTTCCGATGATGCCCTTTAGAAAGTCGAAAATGCTTTTGAACCTTGTGCAGAATAAATCCCACACAAACGCTCCGAACGGCACAAGAACGGTTTTCCATAACGATTTCACACCGTCGACAAAGCTGTTAAATGCCTTTTGAATGCCTGCCCAACAGCCAATGAAGAAATCACGGAAACCTTTGTTGTTGACCCACAAAAGCACAAAGATGGCAATCAAAGCGACTACCGCCGCTATTATCAGTCCGATTGGGTTCGCTTCCATCGCCGCATTGAGCAACCATTGTCCTGCCGCCGCCACTTTTGATGCGGCCGCCATCGCCAACGTTGTGCCTTTATGAATGACCATTGCTGCTGTCGAGAGGACGATTTGAACTTTCCCAGCTATCCATGCCGCAATGGTTCTCCACAGCGCTCCACTCATAACGTATTGCGCCGCTGTCGCTATCTTTGTCGCCGCTGCGTGTGCGAGTGTGGCGAGTTTATCCTCCGCCTTAAACGAGATATCCTCGATAAGGCTTGCCTTTTCAACCACCCACGCTTCGATGTTTGCGAGCGTACTCGCAAGCGCTTGCCATCCCGCAGCGCCGTATTCAAGCACAGCCTGTGCGCCTTTAGCGAAACCTTGCGCGCTGCTGATGCCAAGTTGAATAATCGACCGTGCGATCGCAGGCAAGAAAAATATTGTAATTACGCTCGCTACAGCCTTGATTCCGTCGCCGTATTTGCACAGCCATTGCCATGCGTCTGCTATTATCTTTTTGAAGGCTGCGATTTTATCCGCGCCGATGATGCCGACGTTGATGGTCGCTACCTTGGGAATACTGACGGTCGGTATTGCTACGTTGGGAATAGATACACCGCCACCCGATATTCCGCCGGTTCCGGCAGTGCCGGTTGTGCCTGCGGACGTCGTGTTGCTTTGCAGAATGTTCAACTGGTCGAGTCCACTCATTGAGGACTTCGCCGCCTTTGCCGCTGCCGCCGCCGAGGTTATTCCTTTGGCTGCTTTGGTCGAGGCACTTGCCAACTTGGTTGATGCTGTGGTTGCTGCGTCGGTGCTGCTCGCCGCACTTGCGAGGGCGCTTGTTGATGCCGTAGCTGCCGCCGTCAATGGCTTTATGCCGAGCATACCGTCTATCCATTTGGTGAATATGGTCGCCGCGTTTATAAGGTACTGACAGAACATATTAATCCATGGCAGCACAGCCTGAATAATCGGGATGACCGCTTGGCCGAGGCTCACAGTGAGTTCCGAAATTCTCGCTTGAAACACACGCATTTGGTTCGCGTATGTGCCGCTCGTTTTGGCAAAGTCACCCTGCGACATTTTGGTCGCATTTAGCAGATAATTGTAACGCAGAAGGGTCTGCTCGCCTTGCGACATGGAGGCATACGATTTCGTGATACCCTGTGAAAGCGCATACGCCTGCAAATTTGCGACGTCCATGTTGATACCGAGGTCTTTCAGCGGTTTTGTCTCGCCTGCGATGCCTGCCTGTATTTTTTCAAATGCCGTGTCGGTATCCAAATTGTAAAAGGATGCGATGTCGCCTGCGAGACCCGCCATACTTGTTGACATTGTGTCTGCTGCCGTGCTTGTCACGCCCATGCTGCCGAGCATGGCCCGCATTGTGCTTGAATATTTAAGCGCCGATTCTTCATTTAAGCCGTAAGCGTCGAGCGCCTTTTTTGCCCACACGTCAACACTAGCGGCGCTGTTGCCGAACGCCGTATCAACAACATTCTGTATTTCGGTGAGGTTGCTCGCCGCTTCTACGCCTTTTACGGCCACAGCGGTAAAGGCTGCGGCTGTGGCAAGCACAAGAGTTTTACCCGCGTCAACCATCTTGTTGACGTTTTCTTCCATGCTGGCTTTGGCTTTTGTCATGCCGCTTGAAAGACCGGAAACATCCGCGCCAACTTTGACAACAATATTTCTAATCAGCGCCAACTTCCACACCTCCTATCGCTGCGTTCATTTTGCGTATTTCCTCTAACAGTTCCGTATCGGTCAGTTCCTGTTTTTCCGGGCCTGCGGTCTTCGCGTCCAGCAGACTTTGGAGTGACGGCATTTTCTCTGTGCGTGTCAGCGCCGCTGTCATGTACGATTGAAGTATAATCTGCTGCCGCACCTCGTCCTGCTTAACATTTTGCGCGGCCACATAAGCCGAAAATTCGAGTGGTGTCATGTCGTAGAACTGATTTGGAGTGATGCCGATGCGGGCAGAAATCATCATATACTCGTGCAGCTTTTCCTGCACGGTGGTTATTTCGCGACTTTTGCCAGTTCTGCCCGCTGTGGGTTTTTTCCGAAGGAGTCCTCCATTTCCTCACCGATTTTGGTCATGAGTTCCTCAATTTGTGTCTGTTTCATGCCGTCGAGGATATCCACCAATTTTTCAAAGGTGAGTTCGCCGTCCTCGTGGATAAGTGCTCCGTATGCGATGGCGGCGATTTGCTCAAAAGTGATATTTGCAAAGTCAACCTTGCCGAGTGGCTGGTGGAGCTGCTTTTCGATAACCATCATTGCCTTGAAACCGAGCTTCAAGTGGCGGGTTTTATCAAGTTTTACTTGCGTCATGCTAATTCTCCATTCTCAAAATTAAGCGTGATAAACGTGAATGAGATAGCTTTTCGCGACCTTGCCGCTATCCTGCTCGGTGATGGTCACATTCGTAATTGCGCCGCTGGTAATGGCTATTGCCGCCGATGCCGAGCCGGAAGTGACGCCCGCGCCGTTGACCGTAATGGTTCCGGTTGCGGTAGGTGTTACGGTGATGGTTGAGATTGTAGCTGTTGCCGAATACTCATAAATTGAGCTTGAGAAACTCGGAGAAAGTGCGGTCGCCGTTGTTGTCAGAGCGGACAATCCGGATGATGCTGTCACGCTGAGTGTCGGTGCGCCGGTTATTTTCAGAGTTGAGTCGAAAGGCACACTCTCCTCTGTCTTGGCTCCGGTCTTAAATCCAGTCACGATTGCTGTAAAAGTCCAACTCGCGCCGAAAGGAAACACAATGGAAAACGCCGTTTTCACGCCGCTGTTTAAAAGTGACCACATTTGCATCTGACCGTTGCTGTCATCGGGTTGAAAAAAGCCGGTAACCGTAAGGTCTGAGACTTCCTTGAAGCCCGCCATGAATTCTTTGAACATCGACGCACTGCCGAGGTTTGTGGTGTCGATGGTGTTTGACTTTACGTCAAGTCCTTGTATATCCTGCAATCCTGCGATGGTGTTTGCACCCGCGATTTGTAGGTACGTTCCATAAGCGAGATTAGGCATAAATTACACGCTCCTAATAATAAATTTCAAATTCGAGGGTTGATTTTTGCTCCAATACATCGGGCTCGTAGCCATCCATCGCGCTTACCACTTTTACTCGCTTGACTGGGTACCCGGCTAAATCTCCGCGATAATCGAGGAGCGCCATGCGCAGCGTATCAAAGTATCCTTTGGCTTCTTTGTACGTTTCCGTGTAAATGTCAAGCTGTATGTTCTCGGTGAATAGTGGGTTGTCGCCCATCAGCGTGGTTTGTTCCTCGCTGCCGGTGCAACTGTAAACGCTGTATGGCAGGGCGGTTTTCGTGGGAGCCGCTGTCGGGAATATCCGCCCCACGAGGGTCGGTACAAGGTCGCATACCTTGTCTTTTAAATACTTCTCAATCATGTTATAGCCGTCCTATCGCGTCATAGAATTTCCTTAAAACCACACTCATTACCTTGCCGCGATTGTTGTCAACCGCTGGGCGAAGGTAAGGGTGCGCCGGGACGGTATTCCCGGATGCAGTCTTATGACCGAACTCGACAAGAAGTCCATAGTTGACGCCGTCCGGATTCTTTTTGGACTTGTATCGTGGTCCTATCTGGTAGGCTGCCTTTTTTATTGGGTTCTTTGACTTCTCTTTTTTGAGGATATCGATTGCGCTCTTAAGGTCGCCGGTATCAACGGGCGCTCGGCTTTTAGCGTCTGCCTTGACAATTTCCGCTCCCGCATAGGCGGCTTCATCAAGTACTTGTTCGCTTATAAGGTCGATGTTTTTAAACAGAAGCTCCACCTCGTCAGTGCCGAGAATATCAACTTTTAGTCCTCTGGCTCGCTCACTCATGGGCCCAGCTCCTTACACATTAATTGGAGCGTCCGGTGCATTTCCTTGATGTCAATGACCGACAAGATTTCAAAGGTGCGCTCGCCGTAAAATACCATCATGCTCCGGTCGATGCCCGCTATGAAGTCGAGTTCTATCCGGGTGGTGGTTTTCGACTGCACCTGCTCCGCTTGCCAATATTCCTTGCCAAAGACAGGTGAGATGGACGCCCACACATTTGTGGCAACGTCCTTATAATCCGCCGGGTTCGGTTCTCCGTACTCATTCTGTCCGTCTGCGTCGATGCCCTTGCCCTTGATGGTGATTTTCTTGTCGCGGTCGGCTCTCATTGGTTATCCCTCCGCTGTCGTGTAATCGCTCGCAAGCGTCAGCGAACCTTTGAGGTGTTCATAGCACTCTTGGAAGCGCTCGGCTTCTTGATTATCCCATCCGTAGTTCGCCTTGGCATAGAGAACGATGGCCCGCTTGATGAGCGCGTCGGTATCATCCTCCGCCTTGGTCAAAAGCACACCCGCGAGGGTGAGGTCAGCCTGCGCCGCCGCTATAAGGTCACTTATTTCGGTGTCTTTATCGCTGGCGCTCACACGGAGGGCATCTTTCACATCATCAAGCATTGCCATTTTCTATCGTCCTTTCACTTATGTCGCGCTGCGAGTCAGCTTTACAAAAGCTTCGGAAAGCGCCGGTTTGCCATCTGCCACAGCAAGGCCTCTGTAAGTGAGCATACCACTGGTGAATGCCGCTTCTCTTGAAACGTCAATCTGAGGAGCTTTGGTAAAGTTCATATAGTAGTAATCGAAGCAGCCAAACAGGAAAGTGTCAATTGGCACATAATCATCGACAATATACGGATTGCCAAGAATTTTGCCGGGGAAACTTCCTGCCGGGTCGGCGTTAAATAACGGGCGACCATAGCCATCTTTAATGAGCATAACGGCTGCTTCGGATTGCCCGTTGAACACCCACACGCCGTTGTTGCGGTACATGGTGCCGAGCAACGCTCGCGCATTTACAAAGTCATTGTATCCGATACCATTGGTCTTTGGGTATGTGCCGCTGTTGGTAGCATCCCAAGTCACACCGGTGAGGATTCCTGTCGCTTGTCCAGCCCCGGTACCATTTAAAATAGCGTTTTCTATGGCGATGGACATCTGGCGACCGAGTTGGTCAGCTATGTATTCCTCGAAGGCATCAATGGTCATTGCATCGGCTGCCGCTGAAATTTGCACGAGTTTAATCAGTTCGAAACCAGTCAAATTAATGCTGTTGACGGTATCATCTGCCGCTGTGCCTGCCACTCCTTCGGCTTTCCATGTTGCCGAATTCAAGGCGTTCGCAACAACGAGCGACAGATTGCTTGGAACATACGAAACCTTGATGAGCGGGAAAAGCACGGAAAACTGACGGAGCTTTTGGATAACGAGGTCAAGCGTGGTAGTCGGTACGGCTGCGCCTGCGGAGCCTGTGCCGGTAGTCAGCGCCCTCTGCTCGATTTCGGTGAGTACTTTGCCCTGCAATCTTTTGAGGTAGGCACTGCGATACTCTGGCGCGCTTGCCACAGATTCGCGGTCAAAATCAAACATGGCAGCAATAGAAGGCTTTTGGATGGTGCGGTTTTCGATGGTGCCACTCGCAATGCCTGCAGCAATCTGCTGCCGCTTTTCGATTTTGTCTTTCTCAGTCTTGAGATTTCTAACCTCGGTATCAAGCGCATCAAGGTCGGCATCGTCTGTTTCAATTTCGCCCTCAATGGTCTTGAGGCGAAGTTCGATTTCCTGTAATCTTTTGTTCATGCTTATTTCCTCCATAATTCAAGTAGTGATTTTATCTGCTGCTGTTTTCTCCGGCGCGCTTCGGTCCTGTCCAGTTCCTTGCGCTCATTCTCGCTCTCCAGTTCGAAAAAGCTCCGCGCACTGATGGAGGTTGTATCATAAGCGGGGAAATCCACCGCGCTCACGTCATATAATTTGTCGATGTCGCGAATCGTCCGGGTGTGCGTCTTGTTGTTATAATCGTCCTTGCGCACAGTGAAGGCAAACGACATTTTGTCAACATCGCCACGCTTAATCAACTCGTAAAGGTCGCGGCCATCTGTGGTGTCAGCGAGTTGTGCTCTAATTTTCAAGCCGTTATCATCCGTCAAAAGTTGCAGAGTTTTGTTGCGGGTTCGTGCCATAATCATGAAACTGTCAGAATGGTTATATTTCATGGGTACGTCCGACATATCTGTCTTGTCAAGCGCCATCCTGTCGATGATTTCCCGGTACTCGGTGTCGCCTACGGTAAAATTGGCCGGTTCATTGAAGCGAACGGCGTAACCTTCGACGATGCGGGAATCAGTCTGCTCCGGCTCCATCACCGCTCTGACTTCCATCTCCCGGCGCTGGATTTTCATTTCCTTCTTGGACATTGGGTTCATCCTCTCCTACCTGATATTTGTTTGCTTTTGTGGCGTCCACCACATTCAAGGTCTGCATTCGCTTGTTACCTTCACCGTTTGGCAGGGGTGCTAAGTCGAAGATTTCACGCAACTCGTCAATGGTGAACATGCCAAGTGGACCGAGGTTCTGTGCCAGCGATATCTTTGTCTTGGCGCTGGAATACTGGAGTCGGTTGGCTTCAAAGACTATTTCGTTGCCGTAGCCGAGTTCCTTTTCGCTGAACACTTTGGTCGTGAATTCGAGGCTCATTTGAAGGGTCAGCGGTTCGATGACCGATTCATAAAAAGCGTTCCACTGGTCCTCGTTGTAATTGCTTGTAACGATTGACTCTGAAATATTGAAATAGCGATACACCTCATCGCGCACAAGGCTCATTGTCTTGTCGTCGATGATTTTCGGATCGCCTTTTAGTTCGGTATAATCCGCCTTGGCGTCAAGCGCCGCGATGCCGCCGTTGTTCGTGATATCCATGTAATCCGTGATGAAGTCATCGCGCTGCTTCTTTATGTCCTCCGGCTTCATCATGTTCTGCGTGAATTTTAAAAGGCCACGCAGATTTGCGGAACTTTTGACCGCATTGATGATGCCTGAGTTGATTGTCGTTATCACCTGCAGGACTGGTGTCAGCGCCGTGTTGTGTGTTTCGCCATACATGTCGTTCTTGTAGTAAAAGCGCCGCAAATGGATGATGTCGTCGTAAGGAACCACAACCGTTTTGCCGTTCATAAAATAAAACTTCGCATATACTGTGCCATCGTCACCGACCGCTTCGAGTAAATCCACACCAATGCTGTTAATTGGATAAAAGCCGACCGGCTTTCCGGTTATCTCGTCGGGCATGACATACACGAATGCGTTGTTTGTCAGAAGTAACTGCGTGATGGTTTTATAGAGAAAATCATAGGTATTCATGTAAGGGTTCGGTCTGTACTGGAGCAGCCATTCAAGCTGTGAGTCCGTCTTTGAAATTGTGCCGCCGCTGCGCCTTATGTGGTTCGGCTTTAGCTTGGCTGCATTGCTTGCGATGGCGTGAACCGCCGAGCGCACAATGTCGTTGTCGTAAGGTTCGCCACTATACGACATAAAATATGGCGTGTAGGCGTTTAACATTTTTAGTTGCGTTGTTTGCGCAGGTGTCGATGGTTTCTTGCTGAACAAGGTTTCAAAAAGACCACGCTTTTCCTGTTTCGCCATGCTGTACTTTCACCTTCTTAAATCATCGCTTTGTAATCTGCCATGCGCTCAAACAAAGCACAGTAAGCAATTAGCAAACTGACTGCGCCGTCAATGCGGAGGCGGTTGCTTCTGCCCTTGATGGGTCGGATGTTGTCGTTCTTGTCGCGCTCGACGCTGGTGTTTGTGAGACACCATTTTAAAATTGGGTTATTGTTGTAATTAATCAGGTGGTCTTTAAGGTCGGCTTCGAGTTCTTTCATCGGCTGTGACAGCGTTCTGCTGCCCTGCCTGCATTCACACATTTCAAAGCCGGTATCGACCATTTCCTGTACCCAATACCGCGAGTTCCACGGGTCGTAATAATTCCAAAGTGGCCGTATGCCGTATTTCGTGTACATCTCGACATACCATGCGGTAACGTCGCTGTAGTTTACCTTGCTTCCGCAGCACAGCCGCAGTAGCCCACGCTCGTGCCACTTGTCGTATGGTATCTTATCTTCTTGTATGCGCCGTGCGAGCAGTTCCTCCGGTAAGAAATACATTTGCAGAACATACTTGCGGTCGCTGTCTGATTTCATGATTAGTAGGGTGGCGCATGTAAGGTCGGTTGTGGCTGACAAATCGTTGCCGCTCACGGCGTAACAATCGCGCACTTCATCAATGTCGAACGTACTTTCATTGTTCACATCATCAAAGTTGAGCCACATTCCGGCGACCGTATCGCGAATGTTGAAGTCCTTACACAGAATGCCTGAAAGGTCGGACGGATTGTTCTTGGCGCGTTCCACCTTGGCAGACAAATCTTCGATTTTTTTAATCGTGCCGAGCGCCGGGTTCGCTTTCGACCACATTTTCCAGTCCGTCCACTCGCTTCGCTCGTCGAGTTCATATAATATGGGAAGAAACTTGTCATCTTGAATGAGGCCGTCAGCAATTTTTACGGCGTAATCATACATGTCATCATAGATACACTCTCGAACCGTTCCGCTCGTCGTAATCATAACGAGCAATGGCTGCCGTCTGGCGCTCATGCTCTGCTTCATAACCTCGTACAGATTTCTGTCCTTGATGGCGTGAAGTTCATCGATGATGACGCAGTGGCTGTTTAATCCATCAAGGCTGTTACTGTCAGAAGCCAGAGCTTCCATCTTGGAAAACGTAAGAGGGAAGTATATGTCGCTCTTGCGCTTGCGTAGGTGCTTACTGAGTGATGGCGATTGTCGCACCATGTTGACCGCTTCATTAAACACGATCTTCGCTTGGTCTTTCTTTGTAGCGACGCTGTAAATCTCCGCGCCGCCCTCGCCATCGGCCACCAACATGTAAAGTGCGATTGCCGATAGCATGGTGCTTTTGCCGTTTTTACGGGCAATGAGGAACAGGGTTTCTCGAAATCTTCGCAGACCCGTCTTTTTACTGACAATGCCAAACAGTGCCGAGATGAACGCCTTTTGAAACATACCGAGGTCAATCTTTTGACCCAGCCATTCGCCTTTGCTCTGTCGGCAGAACGCTTCGATGAAATTGACCGCTCGGTTCGCCTTGCCGTCATCGTATTTCCACGGACTTTTCTTGTTCTTGATGTCTGCCACCAATCGGGCGTAAACCTTTTTTACTCTGGCAGAGGTGACGGTCTTGCCCGTTTGGATTTCGGTGTTGTACTTGATGACCCAGTTCATGGCGCGGTGGTCGACTTCAAAAATTGATATAACTCGTCTTGCGGTTCGCTCTCGGTCGTGTCTTTCGCTGCCAGCCGAAGTCTTGCGTTTGGTGTCAAACCACACTCCACGCTCATTTTGCGATACAACTCGCCGTATCGGAGCGCATCTTTGACCGCCGGGTTATTTTCTATGGTCTTGTCACCGTATCTGCCCTCTTTGACTCGCATTAGTCCGGTGCGGTTCACAAATTCGGTCGCTTGCTTCCACTTGCTGTAGGCATCGCAACAAATTGCGAGTGAGGTGCTGTCGATGCTCGTGAGAATGTCGAAGTTTTTAAATTCCTTGACCACCCGGGCAAATTCCGCCTTTGCCGTATCATCGAGATAATCGGGACACACAATCTTGCCTTTTCTTTTTGGCTTTATGGCTTGCTCATTGTTTTCCCGTCGCTGCTTCTCGGCAATTGTGAGGTGTTTCTTGTTATTCTCTACAGCTACCGGCTGTCTTGGCATCGCTCTCACCACCCTCGGTTATTCTCACGGCAATTTCTCCGGTGAAATCCTCCCATCGCTTGATGATAACGTCGCAGTACACCTCGTCAAATTCGCTTGTGTAGCATGTCCGGCCGAGTTGTTCTGCCGCCATTAGGGTGCTGCCGCTCCCGCCAAAACTGTCGAGTACGATGTCGCCGTGGGTACTTGAGTTTTTCATAAGGCTACCAATCAGCTTCAATGGTTTCATCGTTGGGTGAACGTCGTTCCTCGATGGCTTATCCTCTCGGATGATGGTCGTGTCCTCTTTGCCCTTGAGCAGTTCCTTGAGTAAGTCGCCCATTTGCGCTTTGGTGAGTTTGCCGATGTTGATGTTGTCCTCTTGCACGGTGTCCTTGTCGCGGTTGCCGTACCAATGGTGAGCCCCGCCCTCTTTCCACCCGTAAAGGATGGGTTCGTGTTTCCAGTGATAGTCTTGATGTCCGAGAACAAGGGAGTTTTTGACCCATATCAGACACTCGGAAAGTTTGAAGCCTGCGTCAGCATATGCTTGGCGGAAATTGAGTCCCTCGGTGTCGGCGTGGAACACATAAATTGGGCAGCCGGGTTCGGCTGACTCAAACATGCGATTGTAAGCGTTTACCAAAAATTCATAAAAGGCGCTGTCGCCCATATTGTCGTTTTTGATTTTTAATCCTGTGCCGCCCTCGTAGTTAACGTTGTATGGTGGGTCGGTGATTATCAACCGCGCCTGCATGCCGTCCATGAGTTGTGCGATGGCTTTTTGTTCGGTGCTGTCGCCGCATATAAGGCGGTGGCGGCCGAGTTGCCAAATGTCGCCCTTGTGTGTTATGGGCTCCTTTATGTCCTTGGCTGCGGTTTCCACGTTGAAGTCGTCCTCAACCACCTCTTGGTCGGTTGGTGCCAACAGCGCGGCTATCTCGTCAAGGTCAAAGCCGGTCAACTCAACGTCAAATGCGCCGGTGTCGAGCTCTTGGAGTAAGTCTGCGAGGCGGGTGTTATCCCACTCGCCACTTATTTTGTTGAGTGCGATGTTCAATGCTTTCTCATGGTCTTTGTCAACGTCGACAACCACACAATCGATTTCATCGAAGCCGAGGTCTTTCAAAACCTTTAGGCGTTGGTGGCCTCCTACCACCGTCTTGTCTTTGTTGACGATGATTGGGTCGACATATCCAAACTCTTCAATGCTGCGCTTTATCTTTTTGTATTCGCTATCGGTCGGCTGCAGGTCTTTGCGCGGATTGTAGTTCGCCGGCAGCAAATCGGCAGTTTTCAGTTTTTGGAATGTCATCATAAACTCCTTTTTTATTGAAAAGGGAAAATCGAGGTACACGAATGTTGGGTACGTGGTCTTGGGGAATGCAAACCTTTTCCAAGGGTGGGGGGGCTTGTATGAGGTCGCCATTGGCATCAAAACGTGTGTTTTCACTGGTATTCTGCGATTTCTGATGTTCTTTTTGATGGCAAGAGTCACACAATAATTCGAGGTTGCTCCAATCGAGTGATACGCTTGAATTATTGATGTTTGCCGCTGTTATGTACTTCTTGTGATGAACGATGCGTCCTGCTCCGCCACAGCGCTCACAGATACCGTGTTGTGATAAGTAATATCCATTGCGACATGCCCTCCATGCTTTCCCTTTGTAGAACCATTGTGCAAACTCTCTGATGTGTACCACCTTTTTCCCTGCTTGTAAGCCAGTTGAGGGCAGTGAAAAAGGCCCTAACCCTTTCGAGTTAGCGCCTTTTCTCTTACTGCTCCTTATACAATATAACACATGGTGAGAGTGAAATGCTATGCAAGCATCTCTTCTATGAGTTCGAGTCCCTTGTTGTGTAGGTAATACACATTCCGTTCTGTGTAATGAAGTTCATCTGCTATCACTTCCCACTTCTTATCCTCGATGTATCTCAAATGCAGAACATCACGGCATCTGCGGCTCGGCAGTCCTTGTATCGTACCCTCGACCTGATGTCTGAGTGCAAGCACCGCTTCAATATCTGCATTAATATCGTTGTCTAAATCAACCATATCTGAAACAATCGCTGCTGTTGTCAGCATTTTCTCGTCTGTAAATATTTGAGTCGTTCTTGTTGCGAGTTCTTTCAAACACCGGATTTGGTCGAGTTTAGCGTTTATCGTGCTGTTGGCATCGAGGTAACTCTCCAAGAACTTTCTTGCTGTCATTGAGCTACCTCTCTATGATACGACCGATTGTTTCCGCTCTCTTTATTGGCCTTGTAAACGTAATAGTTCACCGTGTTTTCCGTAAGGCCAGTAACCGAGGCAATCTCTTTGTATGGTATTCCCGCTGCTTCCAAGGCAAAAATCCTGTCGACAAGACTTGGTTGCACATTCACATATTTTATTGGTACTTGCAGCATCGGTGCATAACCATATTCCATAAACGTCTTGTGTAATGGCTGACAACCTATGCAACCAGGGCGATTACGGTACTCCGCGTGCTTGCCTTTGCAAACAGAACAGCGTTCCGTATGTACAAAACGTATTTCAAATTCATCGTTCATTGGGGTATCTCCTCGAATTGTATTTTCATTTTCCGTGACACAGCGTACTCATATTCCATTCGCGCTCCGGCACTGTCGCGCCAACCATTCAGAAAATAAACCGCTTCACATGCGTCCATCATGGCATAACAAATTGGCATGTATACGTCGTGCGGTAATCCGTTAGGTAATACTGCCGGGTTGAACGCGATGTGTCCTTTTTGGTTAAGCCGCCATTCGGCTGTTGCAAAATCGTGTTGATAACTCTTGACCCCGGTAATCGGTCCGGCAATATAATAAACAGACATTTTTTATCCTCTTGATTTCGTATTTTTGCTGTCATCTGTCACTTGTCACTCAAGGTTTTTCACTCGTTCTATACAATAGAGAGTTTTATATAAATAATGAAACTATAATGTATATATAAGAGTAATCTAAAGAAAAGAAAGGTGACAACGTGACAAACAACCATAGAACCGCATAACTTAGCCATTTGTTGATGTCACCTTGCTGCCCCCAACCGTCCTTTGGTCACTTTCAAACGCTCGGTTTAATAAAAAACTTGACTCTCTTGGAAGTTCCGGGTTCACGCCGTTGGTCTGACAGCGTCAAGTTGAACTTTTTTAAAACCTCGGTCGTAAAGGTTTTCTGTATCGGGAGTTTTTCTATTCCCTCATCGGCACACCAGTTTTTGAACTCATAAAACAGTTCGCTCGTGCTTCTCTGCAATAAGTAATCTTCGGTGATGTCGTTATCCGCAATCCACATTAACGTGTGAGAATTGAATTGCTTGTAGTTGTCGAGTGCCTTGTCAACCTTGTTGGACTTTGTGAAGCCGTGCTCCGTCATGCGCTTGTACCCGCGAACGGCTATATTGAGCAGATAGCTCATGGCTTCCGGCAATATCACCTTTTGCTCGATGTACGGGTCAAAATCTGCGTCCTCGCGTGAAAATGTCGCGTCGAATGGTATGAGCGTAAGCGAACGATAAAAACCGTGCGACTTGTCTGCCGATGGTGGTATCTTGTTGGTCGAAAATATCAGCTTCGCGTAATTTTTGAGGCTAAATGGCGGCTTGTTTTTGCGCTCGACAGTGACTTCTTCGCCGCGTGACAAACTTTTTAGCTTGCTGCTGTCTTTGATTTGCGTTGCCGGAATATCATCACCGATGTTCACTAACTTATTTTCAAGGTCTGCCGGTCTGAATTGAGACTCTAAATCTTGAATTGAAAGGGTCGAGTAATTTCCCGCGCCTATAAAATTTCGGATCATTCGCATAATTGTGCTTTTGCCGTTGCTGCCATCACCAAAAAATATAATGAGTGTCTGCATAGGGCAATCTTTCAAAAGACAATATCCCATGACTTCCTCAAACAAGTCGATAAGCTGTTGGTCGTCACAGAATACCTTGCGGATCATCTTCTCCACCGGTTCACAATAAGCGCTTGGGTCGTAGGTCGCGTTGAGTTGTTGAAAGTCGTGCGCTTCGGGCGTGTGAGGTGTCAATTTCCCCGTTTTGAGGTCGAGTCTGCCGTTTTTTACGTTGATTGTAAACACATTCATTTGCGGCTGTTTTATATGGCTCATGATGCGTATATAATCCAGCACTTCTCCTTTTTGTTTTTTAGTTGCTGCCGGGAACAATTCCGTTATTGCGTGCTCTACCTCGTTGTCGCAAACTTGATAATATCCGTTGTGATAGGTGTAATACTGCCGCTGATAATACACAATTTTCATTTCCTCGATGAGCATGTTGCCCATGCGGTCGTGTGAAAACCCACCTCTCGGACCACGCCACGACCCGTCGAGCGTCGGGTCGACTTCCTCGCCCGGTTCTAATAAATCCGGGTAAGCCTCGTCTCGGCAGATTGTATTTATTTCCCTGTCCGGCATTGGTGACGTAAAAATATAATCATTGATAAGTCGTAAAACATCGAAGGCTTCCGCCTTTGCGTATCCGCGCTTTGACAGCATAATCTGATAATCAAATAATGCCTGATTGCGTCCGTCGCCCTCGCCCATGTTATAAAACGTCCACTTTGTTTGGTTGAGTGAGTACAACCATCGCGGCAATTCGGGCAGTTCGTTCCAATCGTAATCAGTGAGCCATTCGCGCCACTGTCCCTTAAAGCGGACACACACTTCTGATTTTTTGCCCCATGAACGATAATCAACATAAATGCCTAAGCCGGTCATGCTTTTGACGCTGTTCTTCAGTGGTGTCGGTGCTTTAAACCAAAAGTGCCGACCTCGCGTTGTCTGCATGATTTGGCAGTTTATGTCCTGCTCGGTCACGAGGCACAGGAGCTTGTCGGCTTGCTCGGCATCATCAACATCAATAACCACATAAGGCTCCGGTATCATGATACCGACGGTGTCGCTATTCTCCACATCATCGAGGGCATAGGTGTCCCATGATATAGGTGCTTTATCTTCGCGCAGAAATAAATAGTGATTGTCTAATGGCCCAGTGAGCTGAGAAGGTCTGTCAATTCTTGCAGCGTCGTTATCCATACGCCGATGCCCCCGCTTTCCCTGATTTCGCGTAAATGTTTGAGCTGTAAGGCGGTAGGTCGGTTGTCCGACCCACGCTTTAACTCACAGCCGATGAACTGCCCACGGTAGCAAATGTACACATCTGGCCGCCCTCGCCGCTCCCACGCATCACCATGCGTGTTCACGTTGTAGATATGTCGATTATTAAGATAATCAAGGCACTCATCTTGTAAATCCTTTTCCCGCGGCATTATTCTGCTGATGCCGCCTTGCGAGCTCTCGCTTCCGCGATGATTTCAGCAGCAGTCTTTTTAGGCGCGGCGTTTTCTGTCGGTGCTGATGCTGTCGTAAACGTACCATCGGTAGGAGTCCACTTTTTGACGTTGGCAAACGTGCCACCTTTTCTTCCAGTCGTGTGGGTGACTTCCGCAATTGCGAACTTGCCGACTAAGTCATCGGTGTCGATTTCATCTGCGTTTGCGTCATGCAAAAGTGCGCGAGCCATGAAAGTATAAGCGGCTTCCGCTCCGTCATTTGGTGTACCGTCATCTTTGACAAAGTTAAAATTCATCGAGCAAGACACACCTTCGGCGTTTTCGACAACTATAGTGAGTTTCTCAAATTTCGCATAATCCTTGTCTATAACCTCTTTGACACACACGAGCTGCTCACCCTCTGGGAGTACCGGGAACTTGTTTTGTAACTTCTTAATCATGCTATTTTCCTCCTGTTTACCATTAATTTATAAGTGAAGCCGGACTTTTTATAATTGTCATATAGTCCGTCGTTTTTGAGCCTATCAATGTCGACGCCTGAACTCGCGGTTCTGCTAACTTCGAAGTCATACACGGAGCCGTCGACAACAATCTTCTTGTCGCTGTCTTTCATCTGTTTTTGAAGGATTGGCTTGAGCCTGTCCTTGAGCGCTTTTAGGCGCTTTTCCTTGTCGGTGGTTAATTCCTTGGCTGCATCAATTTCCGCTTGCAGCGGCTCGATTTCTGCCATGATGTCGGTCAGTGTGTCTGGCTCTTCTTCATTCGGTGCGACATGCGCTGTTGTCAGCGCCTTGATGATTTCTTTGTCGTTCCTGCCATCGGCCCACTCCGGACTAACCGGCGTTGCAATGCATTTTTCAAGCCATTCGGTACACGTTTCGATGTACTGCTCAAACTGCGGGAACTCGGTGGACACACGGTAATCAATGACGGTTGTATTCTTTGGGTTTGGGATGAAATCTTCCGGGTGTTCATAGTCCTTATCTTCGAGCATGGTCAGAACCATGCGGAAACGGTCAAGACCGAGAAGGTATGCATAAAGCGCGGCTTGCATCTTGTAATAAATAGGCGCATCCAGTTCGCTTCCGCCGCCATGATTCCAATCCTCGACGCGCTTGGTGGTTTTCAACTCGTAGACAATTGTCTTTGTTCGGCAATCCCACATGCCGCCGAATGTCTTGTTTTCCGGGAAATGGTCAAAGTGGAGTTGTTCTTTGGTTTTTCCGAAGAATTCATCCGGGTCTTTTAGCAGATGCGCTCCGTGATGGTAGCGCCCATCGAGATAGGCTATAACCTTTGGTTCGATGGTCTTGCCCGCGATGGTATAAACGCTGTCTGTGAATGGTATTTTGTATGTGCCAGTCATGTCGCACCACGCTTCAAACGGCGAACTCCAGGGGTTCAAGCCAAGGATTGCGGCGAACCGCGTTCCTGTGATTTTCTTGATCTTCTTTGGTGTTGTCGGCAGTGTGATGTTCTTGTTTTCCACGTTGATTTCCATTTTCATTTCCTCAAGCCGCAGTACTTGGCTGCAACAATTCATTCATCGCATCGATGGTCTGCTCCGCGAGGTCTTTTGTCAACTCGGTTTCCAGCAGTTCTGTGAATGTCACGATAATCTCTTTGTCAAGTCCAGATTCCTCCATCTGTGCGATGCCGTCAGCAATGGACTCAATCTGCACGTCGGTTGCGGGTGCTTCTTGATTTGAGATATTTTCCTTAATTGCTTCGCGCTTTGCCGGTGGTGTGTACTTCGGTTTTTCTTGTTGAGTTTCGTCAATGTCATTTTCCGGGTCGCTACCCTCAGAAACGAGAAAGTTGTCAGCAACAAAATACTTAATTGCGCCGGTGTACGCCTTATAAATCCCCTTGTCGCCGGTATCGGCACCATCGCCCATAGTGGTGTATTCTTCTTTTTCTCCGCTCTCACGGTCAATTATCTCGCACATGGCTTCGATGTGTGTCATGCTCATTTTGTCGGCACTTAGGTCGTGTTGATAGCTTGTAATATTAAATTTAAAATCAAGTCCTGCTGCGGCGAGCGCCTTATTAAAGTTGCTTTTATACTGGCCATCGGTGATGTAGCTGTATGATTGATAGCGATTCTTGCCGTCCTTTTCCCACTTAAAACTTGACATTACTGCGCGTAGCTTCATTAACTTTGCGCCAAGGCCGACGAGGGGTGCTTCCTGCTTGGGTGCTTCGGTTTTCGCGTCTGCTATTTTGTGTGTAACCATTGTTGTTTTTTTCCTTCTTTCTTTTTTGGGTGGCTTAACGCCGAGGTAGTCGTTGATGCGCTTCTCAGCAAATTTTATATAAAATTGCTTATCGATGGCTCCGATTTGAAACAGCTTTCGGTTATCGATAATGCAATGAGCAGGTACATTGGCTATCTTATCTCGCCGCTCTTTTTTGTCCTCGGTGGCGAGTTTGATTTTATACAGTGAGCCGCTCTCCATGTTTTTAGAAGCATAGGCGCGGTTGACGTTCTGTACTTCGATGTCCTGTCCGGCACTGACCCACACCACCTTGTCATATGTGTGTCCCGCCTTGGTTATCATCTGGAACTGCTCGATGTCGTCACAGCCGTTGACGGTTTCCTCTGGCGGTGTGCCTTGGAACAGATTTGCAACGATTGCTTTCGCCACAATGGAGAGGCTCTTGTTTTTGAAATCGCCGCCCTCGTAGTTTGAAACGTAGCCACCCTTGACTTCTACCGCTCCGTCAGTGCCGCGCATGATGTAGTTGTTGACATCCTTTTGCACTATCTTGTCGATGCCGTCAAAGCCCATGTGGAAGCCTGTGCGTGTCTCCCATACGTGGACAGCATAGTTAATTTTTGATTCGACGTCGCAGTCATAGGAAACTATCAAGCCATCAGTATTGGACTGAATCAGTTTAAAGGTCGGTATGCTCTCCAATTTTTCGATAAGGTCAATGAGGTAAAGCTGCCCGGAAATGCACACCGCGTTTGCCATGTGAGGGTCATACAGACCGTTGTACTGGTTCTTCATCGCGCCGTAAGTGGTGTTAAGAACAAGTTTCAAGGCATTTGCCGTTGCGTTATCTCCGGCTTTCTTCGCTGCGATGCGCGTTTCATACACACGTTTGTATCCATCCGGGTCCGGTACGTTTCTGCTCATGTAGTGGTTTTGTATCATAAGTGATGGGTAGTAGCTCGTAACGTCGATGTGCATAATCTTGCGGTTCTCGGTCTTTTCCTCGGTATAGGTATCAAGCGCTCCATGCAAACCGCCCCATGCGATTGTGTGCGGCACACCGGCGATGTCAATATTGAGCGTGGTGCTATATGTCGAGTCAATTTTTCCGAAGAATTTCACCACGTCTAGGTATTTGTCAATAATTAAATTGGTGGGAAAATCGTACTCAAATTCATCGTTACGGGCGCACTGTCTGGCGTTGAGGAACTTTGCGGTCAGCTTGGCATTGGTCATCGGCATACTGTATTTCGCGGTTAGTTTCATCATATTGCCGACAGCAATCTTGGATGCGAGGTAATCCTTGCGTTCATACATGAGTTTGACGGTCGCGCTCACATCATGCCCGCAATACTGCACCGTCTTGGCGTACTCGTCATCGTTCAGCGGTCGGGGAAGGTTGAAGTCTATCTCGGTTTCCTCAATATCCATTCCGAGGTTTCCTTCGACTTCTTTCAGCCGCAGAAACGTAGCTATATCGTCCATAAGGTCAAACTGTTGAGGGAGGTCGTCGCGCTTACCTTCGAGAAAGTCAAACGTCCACGGGTCGTTATTACCCTCGACTATGATGTAATCGTTCAGCGCCTTGATGGTAGCGTTGTCTGCGTTGTGATAGATGGCTTTTAAAATCCACTGGTCGTAATGCTTTACGTTGTAGCCGCCGAGGACAGGAGCCACCTCGTCGAGAAACGTGGTGGCGGCATAGTTATCATTGTGAAATATTCGTCGTTCTCCGGTCGTCAACTTCTCAAAGATGAGCAGCCAATCGTGAAGGAACACCTCGGTGTCATAAATCCATATGTCGGCGATGCATGGTATGTATTTTCTCAGCTCATCGAGTTGCTCCGGAGTTAATGTACACTTATTCGGCATCTGGTTCGCCCCCATATACATCTGTCCATCCTATTGGAAAACCCATCAGCCACTCAACCCACGAAGGGTTTAACTGCCCACCGTTTCCCGCCGACATACTCCGGCGTTCTTCCTCTGTAATCGCTCCCGCTTCTTTCAAAGCCTGAAGCTGTTGGAAGCTCCCGGTGCCACCGCATAAACCCGCCCCGGTTGTTGGTGTCGGATACATCGGTATTGATGTACTATTAGGCATCCTGCTCACCACTCTCAATGTCATATACTGCCTTGAAAACGGTATATGCCTGTTGTGGTACTACTGCATTTCCGAGGCATTTAAGTCGGTCCACCCTATTGGAAACCCCATTAGCCACTCGACCCACGTCGGGTTCAAACTCCCAATTTCCGAAGTCAGGCGCTTTACTACTATCCCAAGTTGACCACTCTGACGCTCGTTTCGGTAAAGGTTGGCGTTTTCCCCGGTGTCCTTGTAATCCCTCGCTGTCGGTGTTGGGTACATCGTCACCGCATCCGCAAGTCCGAGGCTGTGGCTGCTTTGCCCGTTTTTGACCGCTCTCCGCCCGGTTTCCGTCAGTGTCGCATTCGGATGCTCGGTTTCCTGCGTTGTCGGTGTCGGCCACATCTGCACATATTCCGCCGGATTCGGTTCTCTCCCCGCCTTGAAGTTGCCTGATCTTTTCGTCATTGATGCTGTCGGCGTTCCGAGCCATAGGTCGTTTTTCTCCGCTTTGCTCAGTAACCCCAAACTCCGCAACCTGTCCTGCTCCGCTATCGGATTCTCCGACAATAACGCGCCTGAGTTCGCCAAGTGCGACAACTGAATTGAATGGTGACCCTTTGCCCCCGCTTTGCCCTTGACTTGTAAAGTCGCGTCCATTGCGGTTGGTGTGGGCAACAATGAAGGTTCGGTATCGTTGGTGTGGGGCTTTGACACTGCAAGCTGGAATAATAATCGGTTGGACTTCGTAACCGAGGTTTTCAATATTTTGGCAGATTTCCTCAAGTACCATTTTTTCCTCTGTGCTGCCAGTGGTGTCACTTTCCAAGTTAGAAAACGGTGCGGACTCGCCCATTGAGACGATTCCAGCAACGTTCTCACCAATAACCCAATTGGGTTGTAGTTCTGATATGACTCTAAGCATTTCAGGCCAGAGGTAACGGTCATCTGCTTTGCCTCGTCGCTTCCCGGCAACGCTAAAAGGCTGGCAAGGGAAGCCTCCGCTGATGATGTCCACGGTTTTAAGTCCTGTTCTTTCATAGAAATCTTCTCCTGTTAACGTTCTAATATCGCGCCATTTCGGCACGTCCGGCCAATGTTTGTCAAGTACTTGGTGAGGGAAATCTGCCCATTCACACTGTCCTACGGTTTCAAATCCCGCTAATTCGCCGGCGAGGTCAAGACCCCCAATTCCGGAAAAAAGCGATAAATGAGTAAGAAACATTAGTCCACTTCCTTATAAAAATTCACGCCGATTGTTTTAAGTGCCGCACACATTTCGTCCTCCCATGTGCTATCTTTCAGAGCCATTTCGCCCCATTTGTCGAGTTCTGCGAGGTATTTGCCAATCCGTTTCTTGCCCATTCCATACGCTTGCCAAACGGAAAACACGGCAAGTATCAGCGCTCGCCGCGATGCTTCCGCTTGTATTTCGCGGTACCGGGTGTCCACCTCGGTCATGCGGCGCTGTATCTCCGCGTCGATTACTTTCCCCATTGCGAGTTTCTCTTTGGTTGTCATGCGTACCGCTGGGTTCATGTGTGATTTCATTTATTCCACATCCTTAACAAACGACCACAGTTCATGCTCATCAAAGTCGCGGTGTGCTGCGAGGGCGCTCCACATTTTTACTTCAATCGTTCCTTTGGTTTCGAACAAAATATAGCTGCATTTGTTTTTCTGACCGAGGCGGTGGACGCGGTCGCAGGATTGCTCGAAGGTCTGACTTGACAGAGTGGGTTCATAATAAATAATTGTGTCGGCGGCGAAGAGGTCAATTCCAGCCGACGCGGATTTGTACTGACAGACGATAACTTGAATGGTCGGGTCGTTCTGGAACTGCTTCCAGATACCCTTGTCCTTTTGGTCACCGTCAAGGGTCACATACTTGATTTTCAGTTTGACAAGCACAGCAGCAATGTCGCGAGCCGATTGTTTATATTCCGCGAATATGACCAGTTTGCTGCTCCAGTTGTCGAGAAAATCAGCGAGTGCAGCCGACTTGCCACATTTGAGCTTGTGTAGAGTACCGTCCGCGTCGTTAATAAATCCACTGCACATCTGTCGCAACTTTGCCATGCGCGCCAGCGGATTTTTCGCTTCGATGTCAAGCTCCTCAATGTAGTTTTTCAGCATTTCCTTGTATAGTTTCTTTTCCGCGATGTCGATGATGTACCGCTCCGGCGACAATTTTTCCGGCAAATCGAGACACTCGGCTTTTGTCACGCGGTATGCGTGGCTGAATATCTTTTCTTTAAGTTCCTCGGTATTTATGTATTTGAAAGGTTTATAAAACTGGTTCAAAATACAGTAGCGCTTCTCAAATGCTGAATACTTACCGAAGATGTGCGGGTCGAGGAAGGCGTATTGCGACCATATTTCCTCCCAATGGCTATTGCCGATTGGGGTGCCAGTGAGTATGTACCGATACTCCGTAAGAGTGCCGAGCTTCAAAATGAACTTAGCACGGCGTGATGTGCGGTGTTTAATGAAGTGGCTTTCGTCGAGCACAACGCATCCCCATGACCGCATGTATTCGGCGCGACGCCACACTAAATCATAATTTATCACGGTGATCTTGCGCTGGAGCAGCTCCTTGTACATCGGTGAAAACTTGTCCATGTCTCGATACCAACTCTCCATCACAGCTTTCGGGCAAATAATCAACGCGTCGGATATTTGTCCGTTCTTTAAAAGGTTGAGAATGTGCAACAGCATAGGGAGCGTTTTTCCGGTACCCTGCTCCGCGAACAGTGCAAAGCTATTATTTGATGCGAGGTATTCCATTTCGGTAGTTTGGTGTGCATAAAGTGTAAACTTCATTTTTAAAATCATCCTGCCGCTTTTACAGCATGTTTTTCTACGTATTTTACTATGTCAATTGCCGAAATGCGGTATGAACCGCTATCTCCGGATGTGCGCGTGTACGCCATTTGCTTTGCCTTTAATAGTCCATAGGCAATCGTGCGCTTTATTTTAAGGCACTCTGACATCTCATCTGCAGTGAGGTATGGTCCGTACTGCGCCACAATAATGTCAAGCTGTGTCGGTGATGACGATTTCGGATCATAAGATTTAAAATTAACCTTTGACAGTTTTGTTCCCTCCAATCTTTAGATGCTTTAATTGCGGGTAGCTATTTACTCGTTTTGCGTAGAATTTACTCATTTCGCGGAATAAGTTCCGCATTACGTATCAATAATTCCTCACTTTGCGTAAAATATTACTCACATTGCGTATTATTTGTTGCACATATGCAAGTTTAGTGATAAAAAAATATGCCCTTGAATTCCTCATCCTTCAGCACAAGAATCTGTGCCATCAGATTTATCATCTTGATAGTAAAACGGTTGGGTTCACTCATATATAGTGATAATGTCTTCCTGTCCAAGCCTATTTCCTTTGCGAAGCTGCTTTTGCTGAACTTTTTTCCATAGATTATTCCAACGAGCTTTTCTGTATCCACTTGTAGCAATTTAACATTTCTCCCTTCCTAAGAGACTTGCGTTTGTGCTAATAATATACCAAACCGTTACGCAATGTCAATTGACAATTGTAGCCAATATTTCTTTTAGAGTAAGATTATACTTGCATATGTCCATAAGATGTGGTAACATTAAAGAAAATTAAGACAAGTGAGTGGTGATAACGTGGAGGTCTCAGACAGAATAAGAAACCGGAGAGCTGAATTGCACCTGACCCTGTATGATATTGCGAAAAAGGTTGGGGTTTCGGAGGCTACAGTTCAACGCTATGAAAGCGGAAAAATCAAGAACATCCGGCAGGACAAAATTGCCAAGCTTTCCGCAGCACTGCAAATTACGCCCGCAGAGTTGCTCGGTTGGGGCGAAGAGAACATTTCCGCAGGCGATGTCGGAGAGCACGATGGCAAAAAAGTATATAAAATTTGCAGGGAACCCTCTTTTGGCAATAATACAAGCAATTCCGATTCACGTTTGACTGAAATTGATGATATAGTCTCCTGTATTGAAAAGCTGGGGGCTTTAAATTCTAAAGGCTTACTCACCAACGAGGAATACATCAGCAAAAAGCGTGATTTATTAGACAGGCTTTAAGTGGCAGATAGTCTTGTCATAACAAATAAATAATCGATCTGACCAAACTATGTCCCGACAAATATTGCCGGGACATAGTGCTATTCAATAGGGGGTACTAATCATGGCGGCGTATACGAAAAACGCTGACGGATATTATAGGGCAACTATTCTTACCGGCTATACGCCGGACGGGCATTCGAAGCGTGAAACGGTCCGCTCCACTAACCTCACCGAATTTAAGGAAAAGCTGAAGGCCGCTCAAAATCTTTATGACAACGGCTTTGAATTCGACAGCAAAAATATAACCGTCGGCGAGTGGGCCGATAAATGGCTGGAGGTCTACAAGCAGCCACATGTCAGCGTCGGGACGGCGACCTCGTATGAAACCGACATCCGGCTACATATCAAGCCCGCCATCGGACAATACAAGCTCGCCGAAGTAAAGCCCTACGTTTTGCAGGAACTTCTTAATTCCTTTAAGGGACAGAGCACCAGTCACGCCGGAAAGGTGAAACTGTGCCTGCGGCAAATCTTCAAACGCGCCTATTACAACGGAATGATTCTCAAGGATATCTCGGAGGGGCTTGTGCTGCCGGAAACGGTGACAGGCGAGCGCCGCCCACTTACGGACGAGGAGCGCGCGGCGGTCATCAGTGTGGCACAGACACACCGCTGTGGGCTGTGGGTGCTGACGATGCTGTTTGCCGGTTTGCGCCCCGAGGAAACGGTCTCTTTGATGTGGAGCGACATAAATCTCACCCAAGGTAAAGAAACCATCACTGTGCGCCGCGCCGCCTACTGGGTTCACGGCAGGCCGGAACTGAAAAAGCCGAAGAAGAAGGAAAAGAAAAAGGGCAAAGAGGCCGAGCGCACCATCCCGATTCCGCAGGAGCTCGCTGTCCGCCTGCGCACGGCGGAACGGCGCGGGCTGTTCGTTTTCACACCTGCCGAATCGAGCGGGATGATCACCCGCTCCAACCAGGTGCGCATGTGGGATTCCTTCCACCGAGAGGTCGATCTTGCAATGGGCGCAGATGTGTACCGCAACAAGATTATCCAACACGCATTTGACGAGGAAGTCACGCCGTATTACCTGCGGCACTCCTGCTGCACCCACTGGTTCGAGCTCGGGCTTGACCTGAAAACCATTCAGTATCTGATGGGTCACGCAGACATCACGACAACCGCAAATGTTTACACGCACTTCATGGAGCGCAGCCTTGACAAGGCGGGCGACATCATCCGAGGCAAATTCCCCGCAAACGGGGCGTACTCCGAAAACGAAGCATAAAAAATATCGTCAAAAAAGGTGTCAGCTCTATTTTGAGCCGACACCTTTCTTGATCGTCGAGTGCGTTTATGTTGATTTTAAAACAAATCGGAATGTGACTCTGCTCGCGTTAACGAATCATAAAAATTAACGTCAAAAAAGGTGTCAACTCGTGCCTATAACTAATATTCAATACAACTCACAATCTCTGAGTATTTTCTCAATTGCCTCCCAGATATCAAGAGACGGATTTTCTTTATAATATTTGTATCCTTTATACTGATGCAGAGTATAACCGTTATCTTGATTCCTCTTCATAATAGTTTTTGCACGATTAATGGCGTCAATAACATTGGAAAGCTGCAGTTTGCCAAGGCACCGCTTGAAATTATCCTCATGCTTATATTCCTTCATGCTTTCAAAACGCTCTTCATAAGCCCGGTTTAAATGAGTGATATAATTATCTCTATGAGAAACAGAACCGTTGCAATCCGCCTTATGCAATATAATCCATAAATCAAATGTCAGATTGCTGTATCCAAACTTGTAATTGATTTGCTTTCCCAGTTCCTTGGCTTTCTTCATGTTATCCATCGTTTCTGTGAATTGCTGCACATGAATCGGCTCATCGCTTTCATAATCAGAAAAATGATACACCTCGGTCTTTCCGGTAACCACTAGGGATTTTGCACGTTTGAGCGGATTCTTTTGTACCGGGCAGTCAAAGGAAACATTATATGCTGATGCCTCAGTGACGACATCCTGTAGCCATTTTAAATACCACTGCTCGGTTTCACCCTCAACACTGAAGTAATACTTTTTCGTTGATTTACGATTAGCCATAATCACGCCTCGCCTTCGTTGGCAAGTAATTCCTCAAAGATTGGCGTGAAGTCAATATCTTTAATTGCTCCGTATTGGCTAATGAAATAATTTTTCATATAGTCCTCATGCTTCCGGACACCCTTTTCTCCCGTAGTTCCAAAATCTGATAATGCATATAGTGTGCTACAATGACTCTCATCATCACGCTCCACAAACTTGATCTCGTCTCTTCTAAAAAGATTGGAGTTCAGGAAAATCGGGTTATGCGTATTAAAGATAAGCTGTGCATGGTGAATATTAATGTCGTCATTATGAAAAACATTGATTATACTCATTAGTGCCATCGGGTGAATTGACGCATCAAATTCATCAACCACCAGTGTTCCTCCGGTTTGTATTGCACGGATAACTAATGGAAATATATTGATAAAACGGATTGTACCATATGACTCAAATTGATCTGCTGCCATAATCGCACTCTTTTTATCCTTGACATTTTTAAAGATAGAACATAGCTTTGCCTCGGAATCATCGTCACCAACCACATATCCGACAGCATTTGAATTGATTCCAAATAGTTTTGCTGCTTCGTCAGTCGTCTTCTCAACATAGACAGCTTTCTTCTGTGGGTCTGCAAATCTCTTGATGAGTTGCATGGAATCTGCACGACAAACCACCATGAACTTATTGGCAAACCAATCAGTTATCACTTTGACAAATGACTGTGAAAAAATTAGTTTAAAACCGTTTGTCAAAAAAAGTTCTTCCTGATTTAGACTATTTTTAGCGATTTCATTTATGCTTTCTATATTCTGCCCCATTGAATCTGAGAGATAATCCTTGATGACTTTTAGGTCGCCAAAGGTTAAATCTCCCTTGCGGCTAAAAACGCTATCTTCGTTAACAACCAACTCTTCGGATATAATTTTTCTTTTATATCCATCGTCAAGGAACAGTCCAAGGTCAATGCAAATATCATATTGAATGCGAAGTCCATTTTCAAAAAAGTCAACAGAAAACTCCACCGGCTGAGGAGTGGACATTTTGTTATTAGGAATGAGCTCTAATGCAGCTGATGCAGGGTTAGGCGATGTCTTCTCTTCGGAATTTCTAATATTACCACGCAGAACAATGGCACGAAACACATCCATAGCACCAATAATATTTGTTTTACCCGCTGCGTTCGGACCATAAATCACCGAAGAACATAATCCTTTGACTACCTTGCTTTTTACCTTTTCTTTTAATAAGCTATAATCAAGTCCCGATTGTTTTGGAGCAGCGATCATAGAAAACTTCGTTTCCTCAACAAAGGACTTGTAATTCTTCGTTTTAAATTCAAGCAGCATAGCGTTCTCCTCCATTCTGCATATTTATTGCAAAATCATATTATAATTATATGCTTATTCTGCTCAAAAGTAAACAATGTTATTCTTGTTTTGCAGAATTTCTGCAAAATAATAATACGCATCGATGTTATTTATTATTAAGAGAAGAAACAGCTTTGACCAAATACTATAATTTTTACTCAAAGCCCATATTCAAATACTTGTAAAATCAGACAAATTCCCAATAAAATGTCATGTGCCAAACATGTGCCAAAATCAGAGGTCAAAATCCCGTAAAGCCGCACACCGTCTGGGTTTATAGGGTGTCGATTCGACGACTACGAATCAAAAGGTCGGAGGTTCGAATCCTCTCTGGCGCACCAGCACAAAGCCGCAGCCCGTCAAGGGTTGCGGCTTTTCTCTTTGTGTGGAACATCGCGTAAAAACGGTGTTTTGTCCTTTGTTTGTCCTTTATTTTCAGGCTGTTTGTCAAATGTTGTGGTTTCACCCGAAAAATGAGGCTGTTTGTCAAATGTTGTGGTTTCACCCGAAAAATGAATTAGTGATGAGATGGCGATTGTGTTAAGCAGTCGCCATCTTTATCGTATGCTGATTGTTAAAT